ACACTGCACACAATTGATAAATAAGGAAAAATTACTGCACACATACAACTTTATTGCAGCACACATACCCTGTTTGCTGCACACACTTGACCGTTCCCTGCACACACTACTGGTTGTATATCCAGTAGTTGTACCATTTTTATACTAGTGGCCACAAACCACCAGCCTTAAACCACGAACCACGGTCAGTGGTCATTTATGCGCATAAACTCACATGTTCATAGGAATAACTAACCATGAAATTCATATCCAGAACTTACGGCTATAACAAAAACATCCATCGCGTGTGCCTCGAGCCACACGAGATGGCGTACTCGGACTATCGCATTGTCACCCTTGTCGACAACAACGGTGAACTGACCGATGACCAGTGGGCATCGATCGAGAAAGGCGAGAAACATCCCGGCCACTTCGGTGGCGAGGTCCGCGCGTTTGCCAACGGCGAACTCGAAGTCACCGTGTACACCGACTGAGGTAACAACAGTGTTCAAAAACCAAACTATAGACAGCCAAGCACAACGCGACCTGGTCAACCTGCGCGTCTCACTCGCAAGGCTTGCCCAGATCGCCAATGTAGAAACCGATGAGCTATCCGTCCTTGGAAAGCCCTACGAAGTTCTCTACAAGATGGCTTGTGACAACCGAAGAGGTTGGCACAGGCTCATCGTCCGAATATCCGATGCCATCGAACCAATCAACGTAACCAAAAAGGCGGAGCCAACCAATGTTCCCGATAGGACAAATCGCCCCAACAGCTTCTAGCATCATCTATTACGACGACGTTCCTGCCACTACCATCGCTGAGTTCTACGAGTACGTCCTTGATAACATCAAGGACCCTGCACCAAACTTCTGTGCAGTTAGCCCAGAGCTGCCCATGAAAAGCGGAGCAGGTTGGTACGTAGGACGCTGTTGCTACAACTACGACGCTTTTTGCGGGCAATGGCGGTACGAGCCATACGACCGCACGTCGGATTACTTCTTGACCGAAGACGATGCCGCAGACCACGCGTCCTGGGCACGATGGACATTTACCAACAAGGTGGAGAAATCTCCATGAACCCTTACGAAAAAGAGTCGATTATTTCTCACTACGAAGCTTTAGTAGCTTCTAACCACGCCGAAATAACCCGCCTCAACAAAACCATAAGTGATCTAAATGATAAGAAGTTCAAACTAGAAAACACTTTAATACTTGCAGAAATACTTGTATTTTCTATTGGCATAATTGTAGGTCTCTACATAGCTCGTTGGACATAACGCTCGACGCTTCGCGTCTCGCGGTCAGTATTATTTTTGTTCTTTAATCAAGGACTACTAACTATGAAGCAGCTACCACTACCCATTTCACAATCAACCTTCGAACAACTATTCAACAAAGCTAAACAGTTTACTAACTACTGTCTTCAACATCCTTCAGACGTATTGCTCGCAATCACACTTATCCTACTAATCGATATAGAAAACGACATCGACGAACTTGGAGAATAACCATGCGTGAGCGCAATCCACTCAATTTCAACACTGTCAACTGGGACTTGTTCACTGACTACGAACACCAGCTGACGGATCACGAATCATCGGACGTAGATCTCGAATCTACGCTCGAGGATATTAGTCGGACTAACGACCTGACTAACGAAACTAAGTACTACTAATCAACCACAGGTAACTCAAATGACTGTTAAAGACCAAACCTTCATCCCCAATGTCATCGGCTATATGTCCGAGAAAAACACAACCATTGGCACCATCGCCAAGTTCGTCGAGTCGCAGCAAGCAAACGACCCGCTCGAGCGTATTGCTCTTGCGTTCTTCAGCTTGCAGCGTCAGCGCCAGGCCGCAGTTCGTGCGGAACTGGAGCAGGGCGTCCCGGTCGAAGGACCTCCGTTCAAGCCGGAGCGTCTTCTCACCTTCGTTCAGTCCGTGATGAACGGCGTCTGTTGGGCAGCGCGTCGTCTGTACATTGCAAACGACAAGCCTGACCTCGGCAACGGCATCGACTTCTCGCAAGACGTCGGTGACTGGGTAGGTGTCTACGCCAGCAACGAGCACATTCCGTCGCTTGTTGACAGTGACTTCATGGCACTGAACAAACTGCAGTCACTTCTGGCTGCCAAGATGGCGTATCTCACCGACATCAGCCCGCTCTACGTGTTCGAACAACGCACACGTGACGAGCACGGCAACTGGTACGTGGACAAGACTTGTGAAAACTTCCACGAAGCCATGCCTGTTATGGACTCGATTGTCTCCCGTCTCCAAGAGGAACAGGAAGCAAACGAAGTGAGTAACTTCATGAAGCAGCTCCGTGCTGCGTAATTAACCAACAACCAATGAGGTTGAGGGAAGGCCGGTTGTTGCCTTGACACAAAGCAACCAAAAAAGCCTCCTACTCCTGAACCGGGTAGGGGGCTTTTTTTATGTAACTAGTTTAGAAAATAGGTAATTGCTATGTACCAAACCCAACATGACTTTGAAGAGGATAAAATACTTAGAGCTAATACTAGCTACCGTGCCCTATGGGCCAGTGTTCTTTTACAAGCTATACGAGACGTAGACGACAAAGAAGAAAGGTACGAAGCCTTAAATTACTTACACAGTTTTTCTGAAAAAGAACGTTCATTTAATTGGATTTGCGACATGCTTGACCTAGACACAGAGCGCATCCGCACACTGACACTAACACACACAGGCCGCCGTAAATTATTAGGCGGCAATGTAGGCAATAGAACTCTTGGTGTAAAAAGATACAAACCACAGGATACAAAATAATGTCTTCCTTCTATACTGAATACGATGTAGGAAAACTTAAATACCAAATCAAACAACTAGAAGAAGAACTCAAACAGCAACTTTCACCAGACCCCAACTTTATGGTTTTTGAAATTTTAATATGCATAACCTGCACTTTGGCCGGTTATGTCTTAGGTGTTATTACTACTTAAACATGTAAACGTCCCTTAGTTTATGCAAACTTTTTTACCATATCCCAACTACGCCCAATCAGCACTAATCCTAGACCGCCAACGCCTTGGAAAGCAGCGGGTAGAGTGCAAACAAATCCTGCTCGCTATGCCAAAGACCACTGGCGGATGGCGCAATCACCCAGCTACCAACATGTGGCGCAACCACGAAATAGAGCTATGTCGGTATGGAGCCGCCATGTGCCGTGAATGGATATCTCGTGGGTATAACGACTCACTGCTGCCGTTCTTCGAAGACGCAGCAGATCAGTACAGCTCCGATGGACGCAATGACGCACCGCCCGCCTGGCTAGGCGAAGACGCATTGCACGCGTCGCATCGCAGCAACCTATTGCGCAAAGACCCTGTGTATTACGCTCGCTACAACTGGATCGAACCATCAAACTTACCCTACGTGTGGCCCGTATGAATCTTGAAAAACATGTCAAAGCAGCCATTGAAAACCTAGTTTCAGATGGCTTCAATCCAGAGAAACTCGACAATTTTCTCAAGAACTTTACGCTAGCAATAGCGTACGTGCTTGGTTCAGTACGAGCATCAACTAATAACCAAATCACCCAAGAAGAAATAGATTATTTAATCGACGGACTAGGGGACTTCATGAAACGAACATCACGAGACATTGAAAACGAATTTAAGTCCAACGTTCACTAATCATGAGCACTCTATGCGTTGAGTGCCAGGAACGCAGCGTGCCCAACGCACGAAAAGCGCTCGGCTACGAGCTCTGTCTACAGTGCGGCGAAGCGTCTGCTCGCAGAGTCAAACACACCATACTGCCATTACATAAAAGCAACTACATGGTCCCAGCTAACCGGGAAGAAATCAAAGGCTTCAATAATAAAGGAGGCTTTCACCGATGAGCATCATTTGGCTTGTTAAAGGAACTAAAGAGTTTGATCCTGGAGAATACTCAGAAATATTCGAATGGGGATTCACAGACGTAACGTCTGCCGAAAGAACTAAACGATACTGCGAAAGAATTTACCCATCCGCTAGATGGGAAACTACCGTACTTCGTGTCGATAGCTACAGCGAACTTGACATCACTCTTGGGTATTTAATCAGCCAACAACAAGCAGAGGAGATCTGACTATGGTTTGGAACCTTCGCTTTATTCATTTCGAAGATCCGTTTACCGACGATAGTTATATCGAACTAAGTGAAGTCTTTTACGACTCAAACGAAAACCCTGAAGGATACGCTCGCCCCCATCTTGTATTTGACTCAGCTGACGAAATCGAAATGTTCATTGAACGAGTTCGTGCTGCTGCCACAAAACCGTTTCTTACCGAAAACGAATTCCCAAAACGAGAAGACTTAGGCGATGAACAGATCTTCTACGACACTCAAACCGAAAACTAAGTACTTTGGCTGGGACTACCGCAAAAACGTCCAACTACGTATGACAGGTAAAGAATGGCATATCTATACAAAACGAGAGCGTTTCAACTATGAACGTGGGAACGACGCCGTCACAGGAAATGCTTGCGAGATCTGGCTTGATGGTACAGACATCAATCACAAAAAACCTTAATAAATCTTGGTACTGGCGCTTAATAAACGTAATGTTTGACACACCTTACGATTGGCGCTGGGTTCCACCGCCAAACTGGCGTGCCAGTCGAGGCCACCGAGATTACTGGTAATTATCTATATAGGACACATCAATGAAATATTCAGAAAAGGAAACTAAAATAATCATTGAAATTACCCGTGCTTTATCTGTAGAACCAGAGTTCGACGGATCTAAAATACTCTGGCGCAAAAACAAATACAAAAACCATGACGTACTGATTGACTTTGAGAAGGATGAACTTACCGTCGACAACAGTGACGGCATGTACATAAGCTATTCAAATTCACTTCTCTATCAGATAGCTGGGATTGCTCTTTTGAACGAACTTGCTTTCGTAAACAATTCTATTAACAATTAAAGAACCCTACAGGATCTAACTAACTATGGGCATATTAGAAGGCGCACTAGCCGCCATCGCAATAATATTTCTATTACTAAAGCTCAACCTTAAACGCATCGCTAAACACGACATTTTTCTTGACATCTGCCTGACGTTCTTTTTCATCTGGATATTCGCCGGCACTTTCGCTGGCATGATGGTAGGCCTTTGGGCCGGTGCCTTCATCTCAATATTCCTGTTCATTGCAAAACGACACGTCAAACACGAGGAACTGCGTTGGGTTCGCATACGCAGTTTCCCGTACCGCAAACTTGCTTGGGTCGAAGTAATCGACACCCAGAAATAACGCGCCGCCTAATCAGCAGCTAGTCTGACCCGGACGATGAGAAGCGCCATGATAGGCGCGGGTGGTTCGGCAACAGCTTACCCGTAGCAATACGGATAGCCAATGATGCCTAGGCAGTAATGCTTACCGGCTAACCAACCGGGCGTTGGCAACACGACAGTCTCCTGTGGCCGTGAAGCGGATGCAAAGTTACCGCCGCACAGGGGAAGCACCCTAATTCACAACAAAGGACCAACTAATGCGTACTATTCGTCCCTCTCAACTCAAGTCAGAACTCCGTGCCAACGCGCTTGCTCGCGTGCCAACCATGATCTGGGGTCCTCCAGGTCTGGGTAAGTCGCAAATTGTTTATCAGTTTGCTGAAGATCTTTTAGCTAAAGTCTTTGAGCTTCGTGCCAACCTGTTTGATCCTGTCGACGTTCGCGGCGGCCTCAAGGTAGTTGAGCAAGCCGATGGTTCATACCGCACAAGATACGGTGTGCCCGAGGATTATCCGGAAACCAACTACACCGGCACGGTAGTGCTGCTTATTGACGAGTTGCCCAATGCTCCAAAAGCCACACAGAACGCACTGCTGCAATTAACTCTTGATCGCAAGATTGGCACGTACGTCCTTCCGGAAAACACCATCATTGCAGCAGCTGGCAACCGAGCGCAAGATCGAGCCGCGATCCACGAAATGCCAACCCCGGTCAAGAACCGGTTTGCGCACTACACTCTCGAGCCGAACATCGACGACTGGGTAGCCTGGGCTTTGCAACGCAACATTGACGACAGCATCGTGTCGTTCTTGCGTTACCGCCCTGGTCTCCTGCACAGCATGGACAACGCGGACTACGCGTTTCCGTCGCCCCGTACCTGGGAGATGGTCAACCGCAAACTGCCGTTCATGGAAGACATGTTCTACGGCGTTTCGTCTTTGATTGGCGACGGCCCTGCAGGCGAGTACCTCGCACATCGTGCAATCCGCAAGGATCTGCCGGACATCGACGATCTCATGCAGAACCCGTCAACCACACGCGTACCTGGAGATCCTTCGACGCTTTACGCCATTGCTGGCGCACTGGCATCGAGGGTCGATCAAGGCAACTTCGACGCCATCATGCGTTACAACCGACGCATGCCTCGTGAGTTCCAAGTTGTATTGATTCGCGACTGCATCGCAAAAGAGCGTCAGCTCCTGAATCACCCGGCGTTTAAATCATGGACGTCTGCCAACGTAGACGTTGTTATCTAACGGAGAACCCTATGGCTTCAGTAAGAATGACCAATGACTTACGTGACACAATTTATAACAAAGCTATGGAAGCTTTTAATTCGGCGCGGCCAGAGCCTAAGCCAACTACAGAGCTTACTAATCTTGTTAGAGATGCTATATTATCTTCGGAACCGTACAAAGCGTTAAAAGATCAATTTGATCGACAACACAGCTACTCTTTTAATTCGTTTGGCGGACCAACAAAAGGACTCTCTAGGGAAGACTGCGCCCGTTTGTATCTCAGCAGCAAAACAGGATTCCACTTAAATACCACCGAACAACTCGTATTCGAGTTTGTTCCAGCTTTTTCTATTTATAGGACAAACAGCTGGAACATGCCCGAGTTCAACTTTGACGAACTTGGGCCACAAGCTCAGTCTCAACTGTTAAATGGCTGCAAACAAGCAGCACTCGACAAGCATCAGTACAGCATCGAAAGAGCAGACTACTCCACCAAGATTCGAAGCTTGCTCAAGCAATGTTCGACAGTAAAGCAGCTGCTACTTGCCTGGCCTGCTGGTGAGTCTTTCGTTCCTCACGAAGCCAAGACTCGCATGTACGAGCGCATCACCCGTGTTGCGCGCGCACAACAAATCAAGGAAGAAGTTCAGTTCGACGACGCATTTGTCAACGAAGTAGTACTCACAGCAAAACTCATAGGAGGTTGATATGTCTGCCGAAGGCGCGCTAGTCAAAGCGCGTTCGCAGCTGTTAATGGACCAGCCGTTCTTCGGAACGTTGGCCATCCGTCTTCGCCCTGTGCAACGTGAAGATATTAAGACCGCAGCTACAGATGGTATTCATCTGTACTACGATCCTGCTTATATCCTTAAGCTAGATCCAATGCAGCTTCGTGGGCTCCTGGCTCACGAGGTTCTGCATTGTGTATTTAACCATCAGACACGTAGACAAGAACGTGATCACCAGCTGTGGAATATTGCTTGCGATTACGCAATCAACGACCACCTGATCGAATCAGGATTCATCCTGCCAAAAGGCGCTCTTTTAGACCCTGCCTACAAAGGTATGGGCGCGGAAGAAATTTACAACCTTATCAACAAAGAGCCCAGCAAACGCCCCAAGCCCTGCGCCTGGGGTATCGTGCTTGACGCAACAAGCGGCAGCCTTGAAGCAGGCTCTGCTGCTGAACAAGAATCCAACTGGCAGATCGCCGTAGGCGAAGCTGCTGCTGTAGCCAAAGCACGTGGCAAACTCCCTGGTAACATCGAGCTCTTTATCTCGGAAATACTTCAACCCAAGGTTGACTGGCGCACGGTCCTCTGGCCGTTTTTCACGGAACTTAACCGAGACGACTATTCGTGGCGCAAGCCTCACCGAGCATGGATTTCAGAAGATGAATATCTTCCGTCTATGTACCAAGAGATCTGTGGCAAAGTTGCAGTCGTCAACGATTCTAGTGGATCCATTACAGACGAGCAGGGCGCTCAGTTCATCTCTGAAGTAGATGCAGTCATGGCTCAGGTCCAGCCGTCATCAATTGTCTGGATCCAAGCAGACGCCCAAGTCCAAGACGTAAAAGTTCTTGATACGGGTGAACGCCTAAAAGCGTCACAGCTTCCTTCGTTCAAAGGGCGTGGCGGTACAGCGTTTACGCCAGCGTTTGAATATTTGCGCGACAACCACCCGGACGTACAAGCTATTGTTTATCTTACTGATTTAGAAACAGGCGCAGAAGACTTTGCGTCCGCTGAAGAAGCAGCATGCGCTCCAACGCTATGGGTATCCGTCAGCAAAAACCTTGTAGCACCATTTGGCGAAACAGTTTATTTGTCTGCTTGAATCTAATCATCAGCACTATTAACCTACAAAACTCAGGAAGGAGTCTTTGATATGCCACGTATCAAAAAAACCTATATCTTTCCAAGGTCTCACACGACTAACGAAAAGATTAACATAACCAGTTTAACAATTGCCATGGGCACAGTCTCCAAAGACAAAACGTTCCAGAAAATGGGCGTCGAAATGGTAAATTCACTTTACACCAAATCACAGATGCAAGTCATGCGTCGCGCCAATGCGCTACTTGCTGTGCTCCGAGCCCATCAATAGTGGGCTTTTTTGAGCCCGACGATTTCAAAGTCCTCGAACTTCTTTCATCCGGCTATCCAATCCAAGAGATAGTCGAAAAGCTCGAAGTCTCTGAAGAATACGTACGTCAGATCATAACCATTATAGAAGACACGGTGCATGACTACCAAGGCTAAAACTCTGCTGACCCTCGACTTCGAGACTTATTACGACGCCAAGGTCAGCCTTACTAAAATGACCACAATGGAATATGTCAAGCACCCCATGTTTAAAGTCTGGGGTGTTGGCATCAAAGTCAACGACGAGCCTGCTGAATGGTACAGCGCAGACGAAGCCGAAGACGCCTTGCAGCAATTCGACTGGAATGACATTCAGCTGCTGTGCCACAACACGCTCTTCGACGGTTATATCTTGGCCATACACTACGGTATTACACCGACGTACTACCTGGACACCGCTGCAATGGCACGCGGTTACTTCCCTGGTCTTAAAGCTTCATTGAAAGACACCAGCATTCGCCTTTTTCCAAACGACGAGTCAATGCGAAAAGGCGACGATCTGATCAAAGCCAAAGGCCTGTTCGATCTCCCACCAGAAATTGAAGCTGACCTGGCCAAGTACTGTTTACAGGATGTCGAACTTACCCACGCTATCTATCACAAGATGCTCGAGGGCTATCCAAACTCTGAGCTTGATCTCATCGACCTTACTACGCGCATGTTCTGTCGGCCAGTCTTGAAGATAGACCGAGAACGATTGATCGCGTACTACGATCAAGAAACCAAAAGCACTGAAGATCTGATTACAAGCTCCGGTGCAACGCGCGAGATTCTCGCCAGCAACGATAAGTTTGTAGCTCATCTGGCTACGCTTGGCATTACTCCACCAACCAAGCGCAGTCCAACAACCGGCAAACAGATCCCGGCGTTTGGCAAAAACGACGCAGGCTGGAAACAACTACGAGCGCTGTATCCACAGTACGAGTCCCTTTGGAACGCCCGTGCAGCTGCTAAGTCCCGCATCAACGAAACGAGGTCCCGTCGGTTCCTCGATGCAGTCCATGAAGACAACACAATCAGTGTTCCGCTGCGCTATTACGCAGCTCATACCGGTCGTTTTGGCGGTACCGAAAAGATTAACCTGCAGAATCTACCTCGAGGTAGCGAGCTACGCAAGTGCCTAATCGCACCAGACGACCACTTCCTTTATGTTGCTGACCTGTCCAACATTGAAGCGCGAATGCTTGCTTGGTTAGCCGGAGAAACGTCGCTGCTTGAGCAGTTTAGGATAGGTGATGATATATACAGTAACTTCGCTAGTCGTATTTACAACAAGCCGATTAATAAAAAAGACAACCCAACCGAGCGATTTGTAGGCAAGACCGCAATCCTCGGTCTTGGTTATGGCATGGGCCATAACAAATTTAAGCTGACATTAGAATCAGGTGCATCAGGTCCAACTACACAGATCTCCGAATCAGACGCAATTAACATTGTGTTCACCTATCGATCTACTTACTCCCAGATTACACTGCTTTGGGCACGGCTCGAGAACCTTCTGAAACAGTCACTTCATCGTGACAATCATGGAACTAGATACAGAGACATCCTTACCGTTACAGATCGGGCGTTGGTTTTGCCCAACGGGATGTCGCTTAAATACCACAACCTCGAACCGTCCCCCACGGGCCTGACCTATCAGACCCGCAATCAGATGCAAGAAGCGACATACGGCGGCCGAATAACCGAGAACGTTATCCAAGCATTGTCCAGAATAGTAATTACCGACAGCCTACTTAGGCTAAGCCGCTCCATTGACGGCGGCCAAATAGCGCTCACCGTCCACGACGAAATCGTCATTGTAGCACCGGATAAAGATCCTGATGCTACAATGAAGTTGATCATTAAGGATCTATGCACACCTCCGCCCTGGGCACCAGATTTACCTCTAGCAGCCGAAGGCGGATACGACAGGAAGTACAGTAAGTAATGTCGCGCTTGGTTCTAACAAGACGTCTTGGGCAATCAGTCGTTATCCATCACGACAACAAAACCATTGCCACTGTAAAAGTATCCCGCGTAGATAGGTATAATGTACGACTGGCCTTTGTCGCCGAACCTACGATCGTTATAGATCGACAGGAAATATTCGACGAAGAAAATCCCTGTACCATCAAGGAGAAAAAGCAAGACTAATGCTTTTCCGGAGATTTTATGAAGGTTACGTTTTTGGAAGCCACAAACGGCTTCTCACTGAGTAAACATTACTTCACCAATGGTGACACAAGACCTTATCCGTATGTCAAAGACGTAACTTCACACGAGCATTCAATACAGATTTCTCAAGCTGGCTTGGTCCAGCTGGAAGACCTTATCCGCACGCATTCAAACTCTGGGCACTGCATGCTCAAAGGGGCGCTTAAACGCCCACTTGCCTCTGAAAGCCGCGCACAAAAAAGCGATCGGCTTGCCCTAAACGGTTTGCTCGTTCTTGATTTCGACGCAATCACATTGCCACGTCGCACCATCAGATCAACAAACCTCACAGCAAACGACGTCCAGTTAATTGCTGAGCAGATCATTGCTGACCTGCCAACGCAGCTGCACGACGTAAGCTACATAGCACAAGCATCAGCTAGTCTCGGCCTCAAGAGCGAGCGCATATCGATGCACATCTTTATGTTGCTAACCGTGCCAATACCGCCTAAGTCAATCAAGTTTTGGCTGCAACACGTTAACTACACGTCTGACCTTTTCAAGACGCAACTGACGCTCAGCGCCAACGGCCAGTCGCTGCGGTATCCGCTCGACGTATCAGTTGCAGACAACAGCAAGCTGATCTTCATTGCGCCGCCAACATTTGAAGATCCACTGCAGAACCCGTTTGTTTCTGATCAAGACCGTATTGTTCGTGTCGATCGGGCAAATGCGTCATTTGACTTGGCAGCCTTGATGACATCTCTGAATCCAGAGACAACGTTTCAAACTGGTCAAGCATTGAAAGATGAGCTGCGGCAGTTCAGCGGCATCAAGAAAAAATCAGCAAAGCTGCAGACAATGACCATTGACCATCAGACTCAAGAGGTCTTGCTTAATCCGGACAAGATGTCTATCAGCATTGCCGACTCTTCGGCTATGCCATGGATCCGATGCAATATCAACGGCGGAGACAGCGGCGGGTATTACTTCAATATCGAACGTCCAACCTACATGTTCAATTTCAAGGACGAGCCGATATTCGAAATCGAAAGAGCCGACAAAGAGTTCTACAAAAGCATTTTCGAGCTCTTTAAGACGCACCTCGAAAAATCTGGTAAGTCCAACTACCCGATTGTGCTTCGCGACTACTACACAGACGTTTACTACAACGGCGTGTACGACCCTAACCTCAACCAGTTCACGGAAGAGTTCCCGCTCGTACCGACCAGCAAGACCAGTATCGAAGGTTTTATGCTGAGCCATGGACGGCCAGCACCCGACTTTGTCCGGGACGCACGTGTTGTCTTTAATCCAACATCAAACAGCGAATCGATCGATTTCGAGAACGTACCGTATTTCGTCAACATGTACCGCAGGACCAAGTACATGCTTGACCAAAAGATCCCGAACAAGCCACTAGAATATGGCCACGCAAAACTGATCTCGAACGTCTGCCCACGTGTCTACACGTTGGTACATCACGTACTAGGCAACGGCGACGCCGAGTTCGAGCACTTCATCAACTGGCTGTCGTACATCTTCCAGACCCGCCAAAAGGCCAAGACCGCTTGGGTCTTTGGCGGCGTACCCGGTACAGGTAAAGGTCTGTTCTACAGCAAAGTGCTTCGGCCGCTGTTTGGCAGCGAGCACGTACCCATGAAGGCGCTACAGAACATCGAAGAGCATTTCAACCTGTACATGCGCAACGCGCTGTTCCTAGTTGTCGACGAGTTCCACATGTCGTCGTCATCAATCGGCACAATGAAGATCGCCGACAAGCTCAAGAACCAGATCACGGAAGACACCATCACGATCCGCGCAATGCGGACCAACCAAGTGGAGATTCCGAACTACACGAATTTCATCTTCCTAACCAACAGGAACGACGCCATCAAGATCGAGGACGGCGATCGGCGGTACAACATCCCGCCCCGCCAGGAATGCAAGATCGAAGAGGCGTACCCCAAGCTTCTTAAAGAGCTCGACCTTATGACTGAAGAGCTCGACGCATTTGCTGGTTATCTGCAGACCTTCAAGATAGACGAACGCATGGTTCAGACCTGCATCGACAACACTGCCAAAAACCAAATGCGGCATGTATCGATGTCTATCATGGAAGAGTTTGCCGAAGCGCTAAAGCGAGGAGATTTGTTGTTTTTTAGCGACATCCTCGAGATTAACATTTCTAACGCGCAAAACATGAACGAAGTATCTACTGCGCAGCGCATCGTCAAAGGCTGGATTGCCTTAGCCAAGTTCACATATATGGTAATCCCAATGGAGCATTTGCGTACGGTTTTTCACGTACAAACCGAAGCAAACCCCCGTTTGTCACAGCGAGAATTCGCCAAGCAAATGAGTAAGTTTGGGATAGTGCCTGGCCGTAAGCGTATGCCAGGAGCCGGCCGAGAAACGCATCCTGTTACAGGCGTTATTGTAAATTGGCAACAAGACGAGCTTGAGATTCATAGACTAATCAAAGTCTACTTTGATGCAACAGACGAACGACAACTGTTGCAAAATCCAGACATTGGCTATACTAATACCAGTAATTACAACTGAGTATAGTCACTTTGAAAAACTTAACGCAGAGCTCCAGGCCGGACTCTGACGACGCTTTCCAAAAACCCGACAAATTCGGCCCTGTTTCTACGTGGTCTTATTCGGCTCTCAAGACTTTCGAAGAGTGTCCGTACAGGATCTTCATCCAACGCGTTAAAAAAATCCCTGAGCCCCCAAGCTCAGCAGCTGATCGCGGTACCGCGATACACAAACTAGCTGAAGAGTTCATAAAAGGCGAGATCGGCGAGCTTCCGCCAGAACTGGCCAAATTCGCAGACGACTTCCACGAGCTCCGCCACCTGTTTAGCGAAGCCAAAGTAGAAGTCGAAGGCGAATGGGGATTCAGCATAGAGTGGGAAGCTGTAGGCTGGATGGTGCCGCAGACCTGGGCACGCATCAAACTTGACGCAATAGTGCATCAGGACGAGACCAGCGCCCGAGTCATCGACTTTAAGACAGGCAAAAAGTTCGGCAACGAAATACATCATTCACAGCAATGCTTGTTGTACGCTATTGCCGCTTTCTTCCGATTTCCGCTTATCGAGCTTGTGCAAACCGAGCTTTGGTATCTGGATAAAAGAGAGCGGACTGTTCGCGCGTTTACTAGAACAGAAGCTATGCAGTTCGCACCAAGCTTCCATCGCAGGGGCGTCATCATGACAACCTGCGAAGACTTTGCCCCGACGCCTAGCAAAGACTCATGCAAATGGTGTCCGTACAGCAAAGGTGAGCACCCTGAGTGTACTTGGGGGATTAAATAAGTTCTCCTTTTAGCTCCTCTAAATGAGGAGCTTTTTTTGCGGGTATACATAGCCCACGTAGCCCAAGGAGAACTTATGGCTCTTTTCATGAGGTTGCTTGCAGCCTTAGAAATAGTTTTATTTCTCAAAAAGTTACGAGAACAAAATGACTCAACTGCAAATTATCAACGTTCAACTTCTATCCAATCGAACAAGATACCGCAAGAGCATCAAGCCCCCCAACGGCAAGATGCTCAAACCGGGAAGCAGTAATAAAAAACTCGGGGCCCTCGTCCGCAAAGGAATGTGGCGGGGGCTCCCGATCTTTTCCCTAACTCTCGAAGAACGTAAAACCTGCCCATCGCACTGCGAACAGTGGATGAACTGCTACGGCAACAACATGCCATTCGCTCATCGGTTTGACCACACCAATCCGTGGTTCGAGCTTTCTCTGACCAATGAACTCGTTCAACTGTCCGAGAAACACAAACCAGGGTTCGTGGTCCGTTTGCACGTACTCGGCGACTTCTACTCCGAAGAGTACGTACGCTTCTGGCTTGGCATGATGTGCTCACTGCCACAGATCAAAGTATTCGGCTACACGCACCATCGCCACGACAGCACGATCGGCAGACTGATCGGCAACTTAAACCACACGTTCCCTCAGCGCTGGCGCGTCCGCTTCTCGGACGACCCCAACATGGAGTTTCGCTCCCAGGTTGTTGCGTCCGAGCAACACGCCGGTAACGACGGCATCGTCTGCCCCGAACAGCTCGGGCTCACGGAGTCCTGTGGCGACTGCGGCTACTGCTGGCATAGCGAAAAACCGGTTTATTTCCTTGAACATTAGTATTAGTTCCGCTAATATCGAAACCTTACTGAGATATTTCTAATGCTTAAACAGTTCGATCATCAAGTTAAAACTACTAATTTCCTACTTAAAACACCGCGAGCTCTCATCACGTCCGACCCTGGTACGGGTAAAACTCGCAGCGTTCTTGACGCCTACGTTAAGCGTAAAGAAGGGCGCATGCTTGTTCTTGCGCCGCTATCAATCTTGTCTGCCTCCTGGGCAGACGACATCAAAAAATTTCAACCTGGTCTTACGCATGTAGTTGCGTATGCCAAAAACCGAGAAGCCGCGTTTCTTGGCAACGCTGACGTTGTAATCACAAACCACGACGCAGCCAAGTGGCTCGCAAAAAACGAAAAACTCCTGAAAGGATTCTCAACGCTTTGCATCGACGAGTTCACAGCGTTCAAGAACAAAGACAGTCAGCGCAGTAAAGCAGTTGCCAAAATAGTTGCTAAGTTTCCGTACCGCATCGCCATGTCAGGTACGCCAAACAACAACACCATCCTAGACATCTGGCATCCGACATTCATCGTGGACGACGGAGAACGGCTCGGAAAACGTTTCTATGGTTTCCGATCAGCGGTCTGCACTTCACGATTCAATGGCTTTGTCAACGAATGGGTCGACAAGACTGATGCCCAACAGATCGTTGCTGCAGCAATCAAAGACATCAACATTCGCTACCGTCTTGAAGACTGCATCGACATGCCAGAGCAATCTGTACATACAATGTGTGTACAACTAACGCCAGCCATCATGGAGCAGTATAAGCTTCTAGCCGAAGACTCTGTTCTTTACACCGGCAAAGCAACAATTAATGCAATCAACGCCGGTGCCCGCGTCAAGAAACTACTTCAGCTTTGCACTGGTGCCGTTTACACAGAAGACGGAATAGTTGCTGGAGTCCATGAAGAGCGTTACGAACTGGTGATGCAGCTCGTAAGTGAGCGCAAACACTCACTCGTAGCGTTCAACTGGCGGCACGAACGTGAGCATCTTACTAAGCTAGCCGACAAGATGAAGATAGAGTACGGCGTAATTGACGGCGACACGCCTGCCAATAAGCGCAAAGACATCGTCGATCGAATGCAAGCCGGGCAACTCCAGGTTGTATTCGCTCATCCTCAGTCAGCCAGTCACGGGTTAACCCTGACCACTGCTACCAGCGTTATCTGGGCGTCTCCAACGTACAACGCAGAACATTACCAACAGTTCAACCGCCGCATCTACCGCACCGGTCAGACCCAAAAGACCGAGGTTATACATATTGCTGCCAGCGATACCTGGGAACCAGACGTCTACACCAAGCTCGAGGGCAAGCTCGAGCGTATGGATGAGCTCCTTTCGATCCTAAACAAACTAACCCCTATGAGGAAAGCTTCGTGAATACAGCTGAAGTACTTGTCCCTTATGAAGTAGAGCAAGACCTGCTGCTCTCGCTCAGCATCAATGCTCTTATCGAAAAGCGCGCTGACTTCAAGCGCCAGATCGACAAACTAAACAAACAACTCAAGGAACTAAACGCATCACAAGACGAAATCGATCTTGCGCTGCTCAAGAAAATGGATAGCGAAGGGTTATCCCGGACTGCCAACGGCGACTATTCGGTATCCATCAATGAAGACACGGTCCCGGAAGTGGTCAATTGGGACGCCCTGTATGACTACGTCGTCGAGACCCGTGACTTCAGTTTGATTCAACGGAGGATTAGCTCAACGGCTTACCGAGAGCTGCTGAAGCTCGGGGAAGGAGTCCCCGGTCTTTCGCCCAGGGTCATTCGTAAAATCAACTTTCGTTCACTTTAACTAAAGGAAAATACATGTCTAAAACATCAAATGCTGTCGTCAATGAAGAGCCGTCTACTTCAATCGTAATGGCTTCCAGTAGCGATTCATTACCCGCCCACATTGCCGAAGATGGTGGCACTGGCCTTGGCAACGAAAACGTCGGTCAGCACGTCACCATCCCTCGCGTCAAACTTCTTCAGAAGATGTCGGACGAAGTAGACAAGTACAACTCCAAGTACATTCCTGGAGCTGAGCCTGGTCATTTCCTCAACTCGCTGACCGGACACAACTACGGCGAAGTGCTGTACGTAGTCAGTCTGTTGTTCAAAAACGAGTACGTCGTATGGCGTACACGCGACGCTGGCGGCGGAATCCTTGGTTCGTTTACTTCTCAGTCCGCTGCGCAAGAAGCCATTAAGAAACAAGACAAACCGCAGGATTACACTATCACGGATACGCATTCGCACGTCCTACTGGTCAAAAATCCAGAAACCGGTGAGCTTGACCGTACGCCTGTAATCATGGACTTCTCAAGCTCAAAAATGCGCATCTCGCGCAATTGGAACTCGATGATTGGCCTCAAAGGCGGCAACCGTTTTGCCGGTCTCTGGAAGCTAAAGTCTGTATCCGTAACCAACAAAGCCGGAGCGCAGTTCATGAACCTCGAGGCAGAGTGGGTCGGCTGGGCGACTAAAGAAGACTACGAGTACTCCAAAAGCGTTTACCTCGCACATGCCGGGCGCAACGCTGCCTAACATTGGCGAATGAACGAGCACGGTTTTATTCGAGCCGTGCACGCGGATCTTCCACCGGAAATCTTCCGGTGGAAGATTCACGACACATTTGCTGGCGGTGTCCCCGACGCATTCTACGCGGGGCCTGCCAGCACACTCTTTGTCGAATACAAATACATAAAATCCCTACCTAAACGCAAGTCAACGCCAATAAAAACTTGCCTTACACCTCAGCAAAAACACTGGCTAAACACGTTGTACGACTTGTCACAACCTGTTGCGCTAGTGGTTGGTGTTAGCAATCAAGCGTTAATACTATTAGACAAACGTTGGAATGCTAATATTTTTAAAACCAACTTCCTTCAAGAAGCTGCGCCACGAAATCAAATAGCCTCTTGGATAGTACAGTTTTGCACGTTTAAAGATAAACAAAAGCCAAGGTAATCTACCGAGGATTCATGCAGTACGATAAAGAAAGTTTGCCAGGCTCCTGGCAACGAGAAATCGACTATAAACTTGACACCCCACAGAAACTGTGGGCTGAGATCTACGAACTACGCAGTCGCATCCGTGCTTACCTTTACGAGATCGACCAGCTAAAAACACGCATCGACGAGCTTGAGTCGCCTAACTCGCACTGGCTAAAAGAGCCCTAAGAAGTTACGTTATGAAAACAATCATCCACGTTAACCAACACGCCATACGCCGTAACGTCAAACTGACCACAGACCACGAACCGGTGCTAACGGTCAAGACTTACAAGTCAAATGTCTACGGTCACTCGGTCGCCATAAACGGTCCATCCAAGATCGTCTATTCTCCAAACAAACCTTTGTCTTGCGGCGCTCGAGTGTGGATTGAAACTGAAGCCGAAGTAGAGATAACAGCATGAGCCACATCAAATACCCAAAAACCGTCCTTGAAAAAGTTATGGGAAAAACCCGTGCTATGAAGATACAACAGCGCCAGCTCACACCAGCGCTGCAAAAACTAGACGAAGGTTTTTCTGAGTTAATAGACGAGCTAATCGAACCCTTGATGGTAAAGCGAATGAAAGATGCTATTGCCACCTTGCAAAAAGATCGCAAACTACGAGCCAAAGGCCGGGGAACCCCAGTCTTTTTTATCGACAAAGACGATGACGTCCAAAAGATTGACGAATACGTAAAAGCACTGCAGACTGTCGTCTCTTACTACTCCAGTCCGTTTTAGGGGAGCCGGGTGTGGCCAGCAGCAATGTGTGGCCTCCACCGGATGCCTAGAGTGAGCAAACCCAACTATCTCACCCGGCTCTTCTTCTTACTCTTATTTTGTTTTATATCAGAACAGCGTGCCGTGCCAGCACTAATACGCAAGCGCGCAAGAGGCGGCTGGCTGCGCTTTTACAATCTGCGTCATAGCTATTTGCGCCAGCCATAATCATTTTTTAACTCCTCCTGCAACCTAGCTAGGTACCACGCTGCCTTATCAACGTCTTCGGCTGGCTTGCCCTTATAGTTGTATCGCCACAAGTACTTCAGGATATTCCCTTTCAGATAACCCCTGAACTCAATAGGAGACATGCTAGCTTTTATAGCTTCGATACACTCGATCTCACCAGTGTTGTAATGCTTCGGCTTATTGACCACATCTTCCATAAGCAAACTCACTCCATCGATATCAACATGTGATGCAACAGATGCGACACTCGATCCACGAGCGGCTCGTCTGCTGAAAGTTCGTAGTAACCGGCCACGTCAAGAATTGCGTGGACCGCCTCGTGCAGAAATATCTGCTGCCTGTATGTTCCTTTAAGTGACGCCAGTAACTCAATCCTGTACTGCTCTGGCAGCCACATTCCTACGCAATCTTCGCCGTGCTTCCATTTCTTGCGGGGGATATTAACTATTTCAACGTTATGCCCAGCTAGGCTAAACGCCTTTGGGATTCCGTCACTAATCCGCTTAACACCAGGCATACCGCCCCCCTCACTTCATAGACGGTAATTTTACCCTTTCTTTTTAGGGGCAGAGTAGCCTTTAGACGGCTTCTTTTTTTCCATCTTAATTGGCTTAACCGGAGCATTAAGCACGCATTTCTTACCCTTGTGCATTGTCTTCTCCAACTGGTTTAGGGAACTTTTCTTTAACGGCGGCAATCTTGCGAGCCATTTCTTCAAGAGCCGCGCCGCCTTTCCATAAGGCGTCAAGCTGATCCTTGACGTCCGGATACGCATTCCGCCGTAGCTCGGCGTAGTCCTGCTTAACCCTGAGCTTCACACGGCACCTCCACGGTTCTGTCTAGGTGACGTACATTCAGCAGCGTCGCAACAACCGTCTGCGTGTAGTCCACCTCAAACTCAATCGAGTTCTCGTTCATTACTACTAACTCCGAGCCGACATAAATCACGGTCCCGGCTGGTATCCTTTCAATCTTGTTTTGCCCAATGGATACCCTGAACGGAGTACGCGGCAGCATCTTGCTAGCGGTGTGGTCATACCACACGTCGTTCGGGTTGATCCTTTCGTCCATGTAGACAACAGCCGCTTCACTGCTGACATCCACAGACTCTGGACTGCCGTCGAGTACGTACTTGCATCTACCGTCTGTATCAAACACAGCCATGAAACTCATCTTTTTGCACCCAGCAGCGAGATAGTGCTGTTACGCAGCCAGCACGGGTTGCTTCCGTTTCCCATTGACAAATCTACACGACGACTACCAGTCAAAATTTTTATTCTTGCAGTCGTAATGTTTCTTGCCGTAAAGGTCATAGCAATCGGAAGAGAAGCCATTGTGTCTGCACCACTGTCGGTCCTCAATCCTACTTGCTGTTGCGCGACTAGTCGATACCCAGCGCCGGTATCCAAGAGCATAAAAAGATGCTGCCCAGAGTCGTTGTACGCGTAGTGTGATCCGTCGTGCGTTGCGTAGTACACAATCTGCACAGCGGCGGTAGCGTCAACGCCCACAGTTACCGTTGGGGTTTCTATGACGGTGATCGCGTTTTCAAACGTCGGCGCGCTATAAGTGATAACCCTAACGAAATCACCATTCCCTGACCCTACAAAGACGAAGCCGTATATCGGGATATTATACTCGTCGTAGTAAAGAAACTGATACGCGTAATCACCGTTATGTGGACCAACGAAGTTGTAGCTTGTATTTACCCCACTATTCGTCAAAATGATCGCAGACGCGGTCGGTATGTATACATCATTCGCTGTGTACACCTCGGGCTGCGTGATTGCGTTGCCAGCAATCTTTAGCGTGCTGACAGCGAGATCACTAATCTTTGCTGTCGTGATAGCAGCAGTATTGATCTGAGCCGCGTCAACGCCGAGATCGCGGATCTTCAGCCGGTTGCGGTCAATGCTTGGATCATAAACCGAGTCGAGCGTGACGTTGTCGATCGTAAGACGAGCAGTATCAATTGAGCCCGCCGTGATCTTGTTCGCATTAATACTGGCAATCTTGGCGTCATCGATCGCAGCGATGCCAATTTTGGCGTTCGTGATCGTACCGTTGCGAATGAACGCGTCGCTGATGTAGACACCAGCTGGTACTGCAACTCCGTTGATGGTGGTAGCAGAAGTTTGAACAATAAAAGGAACGATTGTCGCCTGACCGGGCGACGCAATCGAAAACCGATCAGCACGGACAATAAACTCAGAACTCGGCGCTGCGTTGTTAAGCGTCGAAGCAAGTCCAAAACCAGATACATGCCCGTTTAGATCAACCTTTACGGTGAACTGCCCGAACAAAGTACCATCAGCAGTTGCACGCGTCGTAGCTTCAGCCTGGATAGCCGCTGTGTTAGCGCCAACTGTAGCGTTAACTTGGTCAATGTACGAAGCTTGGGCTGTACCGTTAGGAAATATCTCGGTGTTTAACAGACTAACAGCGTTAGCTGTGGCCACAACACCAGTTGTAGCATTATTTACGGTACTCTGAAGAGCCGTAATTGAGCTACCTTGGGCTGTTATCGTACCTTCAGCACTAGTCACACGGCTATCCAAAGCACTCAACGCCGTTGACGAAGCTCTGGTAGCAAGTCCAGTAGTGGGGTGACTAATAGTATTTTGCAATGACGTAATAGACGTCGATTGCGAAGTGTTTACTTCTTCTGCTGCTGTTACACGGCTATCCAAAGCACTCAACGCCGTTGACGAAGCTCTGGTAGCAAGTCCAGTAGTAGGGTGATCAATAGTATTTTGCAATGACGTAATAGACGTCGATTGCGAAGTGTTTACTCCTTCTGCTGCTGTTACACGGCTATCCAAAGCACTCAACGCCGTTGACGAAGCTCTGGTAGCAAGTCCAGTAGTGGGGTGATTTACAGCATTGCTCAACGAAGTGATCGATGAACTATTTGATACTATGTTTCCTTCTGCAGTTGAAACTCTAGTAGTTAATGCCCCAAGCGCAGTAGAAGTAGCAACTACCCCCGTCGTCGGATTCTCTACGGTACTTTTTAACCCCACAATAGCTTGCGCTGCTGCAGAAGTACTGTCCGATGTAACCGTATTAATCTCAACGATTTTAGAACCGTTGTTTTTTACTATGTCGCCTATGCTTGTATAGCTACCTAAAAGTGTCCAAAACGTAGTGTTAGTTGGCAAGTTACTAGTAGTCGAGCTTTTAGCTTCATACAGATTTGCGTTGTAAACAACAATGTCGCCTTTCTTGTAGGCAGTAGCATTGTCGTACTCCATAGCGTCATCGAGTAAAGCAATTGCAGCTGCACGAGCAGTGGCTTCTAAAGCAATTGCAGCTGCACGAGCAGTGGCTTCTTGCGCTACACGCCATGCAACGGAGTTTGTTACTAAAGCGCTGGCATCAATCAAATTGATCCGTTCGCCTAACGTAGTAAACAACTGTGACTCAGTTATAGCCCCGGTCAAAACGGTAAGCAGCGCATCGACATCCGCTGCCGTTACTGCTTGATCGCCGTTGGCCGAGTGGAACGGGCCAGCAATATCGTACGTAGATACGTGGCGAGCCCAGTAGTAGTACGTCTTGCTCTGCCCAACCGGGTCAATGAAAGAAATACCAGAGCTAATGCCGACCAGCTGAGCATTACCAATGACGTTAGATGTATGTCGCCAGATTTCCGTGTGAGAGTGCGGCCCGTAGTTCGGGTAGTCCCAGAAGCAGGTAATAATCGAGTACCCGCCGGTCGCCGAGAAGTTTGTCGGCGCAGTGGGCGTACCGTTCGCGGGAGGATCTGGGTCAGGATCAGCGGGCGGTTTACCAATTTGATACGGGTTGCTGCCGAGCTCTATAGCAAGACCAGAGTCCAGCAACTCACGAAACGTGATCGCTCGATCGCGGGCATCGCCGCGTTGACCGAGGCGAATCTGCAGAGCCTCAGAGATACTTTCCAGGTACCTACGAAGCGCCGGAGAAATATCCGCCGGCGGTTTACCTAAACCAGGTATCTCGGTCGCGTTTGTTGTACGCGCTTTGGTCATAAGCCAGCTATCTCATCCATGCTCTGGGCAAGGCAGACTTCATCGATCTCAACGGCCCCCGACACCTGGACCTCCCACACCTGAGCCAGCTTTGCAGGAAGACGCATCACAGGCTCACGTAATGATCCGGTCATAGCGCCGTTTGGTACGGTAACGGTCTGGGTGTAAGTGTTGTTTGCAAACGACAAACTGTAGTGGGCGATCAACGTACCGTCCGCCCAGACCTTCACTGCAACCGGGTAAGCCTGAGCGTGCACGGACACCCAGCTCATGCTGGTTGGCTTCGGCAGAACGAGCTGCTTAGACTTCCAGGTGAGAGTGCGTTTTGTGCTACTGCCACGGTACTTGGCAATTTTGTTGTTGACGATTAGGTAAAGCTCACCGTCCTTCGGATTCATGTACCCGCCGCGTACCGCGTTAGCCGTGGTCAGTGTCGAGAGGGCTGCTTCCTCGGCCCGTGGATCGTATACAAAGCCCTTGTTGACCCCGCCCTCAGTCCAGAACGCCACGTAGGTGTTCTCGTGCCTAAAGGCACGGTAGGAGGTCGGAGCGAAGATGTCAGACCACTGCCTGGACGAGATCAACCCTTCGGTGACCACGCGCCCATCACCACTGCTCACGGCGCACAAACCGTCTGGTCCTGCGTAAAACAGGACCAACCCCATGTCGACCACGCTGTTCACGTTGACACAGGCCTGTGGCAGGTCAACACGAATCGCGGTCATCGCACTGGGGTCAGTTCCCGTGATGAAGTAGGGGGTGCCGTTGGTCAGAGCGACAACACCGTTGGCCACGGCCCCGATGGCCACGATGTCCTCCTCGACCGTGATCCGGTAATCCACCGGCCAGGCATGCGGGAGGAACGGTTCACTGACACAGAACCGTTTACCGGTGAACCCGGCAAACACGCCGTTTGCCACGGCTATCAGACCCTTCATCGGGCCGTCCGGGTACAGCGAGACGTTGTCGTCCGGGGGGCCAATCCAGGTCCCGCTTGGGAGCACTTCCCCAAGACCTGCTGACGGGGTCGTGTCGGCGTAGGTGGTAGTAGCCAAAGACACTTGGGCCAGGAACTGAAACGCCGTATTCGTGGAGCCGGTATTGGACCGGTAGATACGCTTTAACGAACCGTTGCCGAAGTTGTAGTTGCCACTCGGCAGCTGGTTGGCGGGCATCGTAATCGTGACCGTCTCGGTGTCCGTGCGCTCAATCGGCGCGGTAGCCGGGCTCGGAGGCCCTTCCTCGCCGAAGGCTGTTACGAAGGTGTAGACATAAGAGACATCGTCTGGAGTCTGATTCGGGTCTGCCGTACCGGTTTTAACTATGGTCGGCGCGTCGGCAGGGGCCGGAACCCCCAGGCGATAACTGTTGGCCGGGTACCCGGCGTTGCCAGATATAAGCGTACTGACCGTGCCGTAGCGCGGGTAGTCGTCGCCAGTAAAGTACAGGCGTGCCAGGGTGTCCCCTGGAATGGGACCAGGTACGGCCTTGACGCCGTCCTCGTCCCACTCAAGCCAGTTGGTATCTCGATAGTAGTAGATCGACCGGCGAAGCCCACTCTGTAGGGTGTAGACCTCGGTGTCGTTCGTAGTCGGAGTCAGTCGCCCGGATTCAAAATCAATATTCTCAGCGGTCTGAGCAAACTGGTCATTTAAGAGGCGGGGGGATACGCCCGGTGCAATTCCGCTAAACCGGTCGCGTTTAAAGTAAGCCATGCGTACCTCATTTTAGTAGCAAGGTAGCAAGGATACCCGCCATGCTACAGATCAGTGTGAACCCAATCACGATTCCCCAGTGGTTAATATTCTCGATACCATCTTCTATCTTCTCTAACCGTCCATCGATGTTTTTAGACCGTTCTTCACACATCGCTTCATGGGCAGCGAGCTTAGAAGCGACCGCCCAGTACCGTTCGTCGGTAGGGGGTGAGCTTTCCAAGTAACGCTGATCAGCTGATCCGGCAGAGGAAGTGATATCCATTATGTTACCAAAGCTAATATTTGCAACAAAGCCCCGCCCCCATTGGGACGGGGCTTACCTGGTCTAATTGACCTTATTATCACCCTCCACCGGCGGCGGTGGCAGCTGACCCTGCGCCTGCTGCTGAAGCTTGTTGATCAAGCTAGCCACAGCCTCAAAGGGTTGCTTGGCAAGCGCTGCGATTAACAAGTTGCCTTCTTCCATCGTTACTTCAAACTTGAGGTTCATAGGATACCTTTTGATGTTGTACAACGCCCCATAGTATTACTCTGCGGCAGCAGAATACCAAGGGGGAATGCTAGTTATGGATTCAGAATTTCGGAAAAATCTTCTTTGTCTGCGTCTTGCGCTTCAGAGGGCAACCCTCTAACACGGCTGCTCTCTGTTGGTGGCACCCTCTGCGGCACAGGAAAAGACGACGGGTCTAATAAATCTACTTCCGGTGGGTGTTCTGTGTTACTCATAGTTATCACCAATTAAGCAAGAATTACAACGACTCGTCCACCAAACCCGTTGTTGCCGGATTTATTTGGGTTGCCACCGCCATTATTACCGTATGAGCCGGTGCCACCATATCCCACCGAGCCGGTTGGGTTTATTGGGACATGAGTGACTCCACCGGTTCCGGTTGATCCATTGCCGAGATAAACCTTATTTGCCCCGCCACCACCACCTCTACCGGTGTTGCCGTAACCACTCCCTATCGATCGCGATCCGCAAGCTCCCATAAATACTCCGCCGCCACCACCAGCAACCCAAGTAAAAGAACTTAAATCTTGATATCCCGCTAATGTGATGTCTTGCTTCACCGTAATTATCAAGTTTCTGGCGCTAGCTTCTGGCATATATACCAATGACCCAGAGTAATAACCAACCATTCCCCCGGCGGCTCCAGCACCTAGATCTGCGTTGGGACCAACACTTTGCGACCCGTGCGCTGCACTGCCTCCCGATCCTGCCCCCGCACCTGAACCGCTGATCTGCCCCGTATGATTATTGCCGCTCGAATGCCAACCTCCAGCACCGCCGCCGCCGGTGCCTCCACCACTATATATGTTTGTAGCCCCGCCGCCGCCGCCGCCACCCGCGCACAAAACAATATTAGAAGACGAAACCCCTAGCAGCTTATTGTAAGTGCTTAAAGCACTTATGTTGCTGTTGGTCTTCCACGCAAAAGATGCCCCGCCGCCATATCCACCATACCAGAGAGCTGCTGCACCTCGTCCACCATGCCCAGCCACAACGTGTATCCAATCGTTCGTGGAAAAATGCCCACTGCTTCTACTCAAAACAGTGGTTGCATAACCCCCTGCTCCGCCCGGACTATTGGCTGATGTTGCCCACGCCCCGCCAGAGCCGCCACCACCGCCCCAAGCAGTTATTGTGACTGTATTGATATTTGACGTCAGTAAATATGACGCCACAGTAACGTATGAACTCCAGTACGACAGCGTGGTTTGGTAGCCGGTCGAATTGTCGTATAGCCAGCTTGCATTATCTGCAGGAACTTCAGTTGCCGGGGGTGCCCAACCAGAAGATGGAGGTGTGCGGCGTACAGAGTAATCGGGACCAGTCGACATATTCCCAGTAAACAGCACGGAAGTATTATTAGTGGTGTAGGTGCCTGTCGGAGTCGCGTTCGCCGTGCCGTAAAAGTTTTGAATACTGATCGTCCCGCTGCTGGGCACAGCACCGTAGGTGCCTGAAGTGCCGGAAAGCACCAGCGCGCCGCTTGCGTAATACTCGCTCAAAGAGTGCGGGGTCGAGCCGCCGAACTCTCCGGCGATGTCGTTCATGCTCAGTGCCCCAGACGATGGCAACGGCATCAGTGCGCTCCCTTTAGTGCGGCGACTTTAGGTCAGACAGAATCAGTCGGAGGAGTCGGAGGAGCCGGATCGGTCGGAGTCATCGGAGCAGCTTCAACAACTGGTTGCCACGGTAACCGCTTGTTCTCTAAAACAAGCTTCGACTTCTCTTTTTCCACGACCATTGCAACGTGATCTTTTATTGCGTTCGTAGTTGTGAGGTTCTCGACCCACCCTATGATCTGCGCTTCAGTCAACTGATCAAAAGCCGTGAAGTTATTCGGGTCAGCATCTGCCAACTCGCAACTTGTCGGCAAACTAAACTTTGCCCCGTCGTCTTCGCCGATAACGGTGAAGTTCACTTGTTTAATAACATCGGTCAAGTTTCCCTGCGATGCAGACATCGCATTGTTCACTTGATATGAAAACTCAATAGCCATTGCCGTCTCCTAAGTTAATGAACTTTTTTGCTGACAGATTCAATCAGCGCCCGAAGTAAACCAATCTCTTCTTTTAACATTACAATCTCTTCTTCGTGAATGTTTACGCCCTCTACAAGTAGCGGCGTGATCTTGTCGTAGTTGATCGTTAGGTAATCAAGTTCATCTTGAGTACCGTCTGGATTAACTTTGTTTGCAGACTTGTTAACAACTACCGCGTCGGGCAACACTTTTTCAACGTGTTGAGCAATCAATCCGACCTCTTCTTTTCCGACCGCAATAGGTAAATTGTACTGCTCGACCTTTTCGTTCCAATTAAATCGGTGTGCGCGGAACTGTCGGAGAATATCTAAGGCTTCACGATTGACTCGTCTGATATTTGTCTTGAGTCTTTCGTCAGACCAGTACGCGGTGACGTTGCCGGGGAAATAGCCGTTTCCGCCTTCGACATAGAATCCCCACCCGCCGCCCACGTTACGATGAAATCCGTATGTGCCGTCATTCATCATTAACGAGCTGTTGCCCTCGAATTCAATTCCTCTCCATCCGTTACGACTGCCGTCTATTCGCCACGACCCATACGATCCGTTGTTCGGATAGAAATGCGCGTTGTTAGTACTCGAGTAAAAACCGTAGTGACCGCCTAGATGCACCCAACTGTTAAAGTTTCCGTAGTTGCTACCACCTTTTGTGATCTCAAATCCATTGTCGAGCCGCAAGTACCCCGCGTTGAAAAGCGCGTTTCCATTCAGGTAAACGGTGCCGTAAAGCCAGTTGGTGCCGGTGCTGTATACGCCAGCGGGGGCGTAAATTGCCTCGCCGGTTCCAGCGACGTTGCCATTGCCACGATAGGCGTAGGAAGTGACGTTTCCGTCAGAATACACAGCTGAGTGCCGCGTCGTTGCGCCGTTTGTCGTGAAGTTAAGATAAGTTCCGTCCCAATACATCCCACGACGACCGCCCCACGTATTGTCGCCGGATAACGACCAGAACCCGTTGTTCTCGCCAGCGACGTAGGCTCCGTCGATCAGAACGCCAACCTGCCCAGCGTTCGGCAAGCCGTTTCCAAGCACAAACTCGCCGCCGCCGACGTGTACGCCATACGCCCGATATCCGGGCATCCCAGATCCGTACCAGCCGCCGCCAAGCGGGAGGGTGTAGGAGGTGTAGTTGCCAGCGTGGAGGACTTGGTTACCGCCCTGCTGAAGCCCTTGTGGAAAATTGGCGACGCCGTTCGTTCCGATGTCAACCGCGTTCGTGCCACCATCACCACCGACATCAATGCGAAGTCCAGCGCCGATAGACTTGATAGAGCTGTAGTTGTAGTTCGTACCATCTGGTGGCGTGAGATGTAACATCCGCGTTGCGGCGTTGTCCCAGATTTCAATCGTTGAACGCCACGAACCGGCATAGCTGCCGAAGGATGCCGGGTTGCTGCCGGACGGGCCGATGCGGAGTGCGCGTGCAGCTGATCCAGAGCTGCTGGTGCCGACGTAGATAGCGCCGGTAAGCGTGCCACCGGTCAGCGGCAGGGCGTAGCTGCCGAAGTTGCCGGCGTGTAGCATGACTCTCTCAGTACCGCCACCATGCGTTCCGGTATATATGTAGGCGGCATCAGCAATTACTCTAAATCTCCAACCGTAACTATTGGCATGGAATCCACAAGTGTCGGCATTAACCATCAGCGAGGTATTACCAGCGCCGCTGTCAAACTCAAGTCCGACCCAACCATTTCGGCTACCGGCAATACGCCAAGAGCCATAACTGCCGTTATTCGGGTAAAAATGTGCGCCGTTATGCGGAGAATACAAGCCGCTGTGATTTCCGAACTCAATCCATTCGTTCGAGTAGTTTCGCCCGCTGGTTGTCCAGCCGGGAGAGATAGTGAGGCGACCCGACATCGTCCCGCCGCCAAGCGGAACGGCGTAGCTGCTGAAGTTGCTGCTATCGAGAACCGTGCGCCATGACTGCCATGTACCGTTGTTCTTGCCGCGCAAAGCGATCTGCCCGGACCGATAGTCGGCTGCGATCTGATGCTGCCAACTTGTACTGTACATTTGTGAGTACAGGGCACCGTCGGTTGAGTTTCCAGAAAAGTTTGGAACACCGGCGGTGTAATAAGTAATTCCGTTGCTTTCAATAGTGTCGGCGTTGACACTAGAGTTTGATCCGGTGTTTCTAAAGCCCCATCCGTCGATCTGGTCAGCACTTGTCGCCGTCGCCGCGTTGCCCGTGATGTTGATGCCCCATGTGCCGCTCGCGCCGCTGCCGGTAAGCGAGGGGCTGTACGAGGTGTAGTTGCCGGCGTGGAGGACTGTATTACCGCTCCAGTTAATACCCGATCTCGTGATGCGAGCCACTTCCAAATAGGTTCCCGGTTCCGATGACTTAAAGAACCATCCGGTAGAGTCGCCTGCCTGTGCGTATTCGACAAAACACATTTGATGTCCGGGTGTGTAAGTCGGAGTACTGGTAGAGCCGGTAATATTGGCGCGGAACGTCGTCAAATGGTTGAAGTTCGGATATCCGCGTATCAATCCATAGGTATTAACACCGCCAGTATTCAGTAATAAATCAGCGTTATTTATTGTAAGCGCACCAGTCAGCGTCCCGCCGCTTAGAGGTAGAGCGTAGCTGCCGAAGTTGCTTGAATCGAGGATTGGCTTCCAAGACGTCCACACATTGCCCGATTGATCAACGGACCGGACGTGGAGACTTGTGCCTCCGTAGTTGGTCCCATGCCCCATGTAAAGCTGAAAGTTTCCGCCGGGGTCAGCCGGGACTCTTCCCATCACACTTAAAACGACGCCGTAGTGCGGGAACCCCTGACCGGCAGAAACAAACGACGTTTCCACACCGGAGTTATAGCCAGATGGTAGGGTTGCGTTGCTCCATTGATACGCAGGGACTCTGTCGATCCACTTGGAATATCCGGTGACGTTAATACCCCAAGTACCACTAGCTCCCGAGCCAGTTAGCGATGGGGCGTAGCTGTTGTAGTTACCGGCGTGCAAAGCGAACTGGCTATCGATGCGGATTCCGCTACCGTCACGAACATCAATCGTATTTGATGTGTACCCTGCGCGATGAAACGCGATCGCGACGGTTCCCGCGTCTGTGTTTTTTATCTCAAGCTGACTGTTGTTCCACGATGGGGTGGTTGACCCGATGTTCCCGCCAACAGCGTTAAGGGACGACCGACTCTGATTGCCGATTGACATATTAGGAGCCGTCAACTCACTCGTATGAGTTCCGGGGTGGCTTCCCGTTATGTTGATCCCCCAAGTTCCACTCGCGCCGCTGCCAGTCAACGACGGGCTGTAGGAGGTGTAGTTACCAGCGTGGAGAATTACATGGTTGGACGTTGTCGCGTAGTTATTTGCACTTTGCAAATAAGTCGCGCTGTAGCTCTCACCTATTTGAAGTTGTGCGCCGTTCGTGCTGCCCTCCATTGCACGATAGCCGCTAAAATAGAGTCGATTGTTCCCGCCAGTAAAATAAAGCCCATTGCCGTTGCCCGAAATCGTCGCGCTGCCAGTCAGCGTCCCGCCAGACAGCGGCAGCGCGTAGCTGTTGTAGTTTCCACTATGGATGACCGTGTCGCCGTTCCAGTAGAGGATGCCGTTGGTACGCATCTCAAGGAACTTGCCGACGTTACCGCTGATGTGAAACGCAATGCCGGTGGCGGTGTTGCCATACGACTCTGTCCAAAGAGCAGCCGTCGTATAGTCGCCAGCGGTTTGGTTTTTCTGGAAGCGACCTGTCGTCCCGGTAAGAGTGCCGGTAAGCGTCCCGCCGCTTAACGGGAGATAGCTCGACAGCGACGAGCTTGTGATATAGCCGCTCGGGTTGCTGCTGTTGTACGGCGTGAAGCCAAGTGCAGTCGTAACATCGCTCGAAGCAAGTGACGAGCCGGTGGTGACTCGACCCTTCGCGTCAACCGTCACCTTCGTGTAGGTGCCAGCGGTCGCTCCGCTGTTTGCAAGCGTCAAAGCGGTACTTGATCCAGTATTGCCTGAGCCTGTGACATCACCGGTAAAAGTCAACGAGCCAGACGGAATCGAAACGGCTGAAGTTGAAACGGTCGTAAGCCGACCCTTTGCATCAACCGTAATTACAGGAATGGCGCTTGCCGAACCGTAAGACCCCGCCGTCACACCGGAATTTGCAAGCGTAACCGCAATAGCAGTCTCACCGGAGCCAGTCGCGTCACCGCTAAGAGTGACTGTCTGATTTCCGGTGAGCTTCTGACCAAGCTCTGAGTTGATGTTCGTAAAGTTTGCATCAACTTCAGTGTTGGTCAGCGGAGACCCTTTGCCAGCCCGAGTAGTAATCGTTGCCATGCTGCTTCCCTAGCGACTAGTGACGGAAAGGAAGGGCGTGAGAGCCACGCCCCGCCATTAGACTGCGGACAGAGTGATTGTCCACGTCACCGTCATCGCATCGTCTGCAGCCTTGTTGACAACTGCGAACGCGGTACGGCAGAGCATGTCACCAGCAGTCGAGGCGTTGAAAATGCCCGCTTCGGTTACAGCTCCGGTCGCGTCCCCCGCCTCAAACGACGAGACGTACACAACTTGGTTGTTGTTCGCGCCAGCAATCGTGGTCGAGTCAAGGGCTTCGCGAGCGCCGAGCAAACTGACGAGGTCAGTCTGACCCGCAGCTGCAGCGGTCGTACCGGAGCCGAGCGCCATGTGCGACATGACGGACTTCGCCGTGCCAACCATGCGGCTGATGATGTACGCAAGACCGGCGTTAACGACAAGGTTATCGACCTCGCGCTGATCTTTGATGTTGCCGTCCTTGTCGCGCAGAACGATATTCAGGCGACCCTTTACCTTCAAGTCTTCGAGAGTTTTCAATTTAAGATCCTCACATCAAGTGAATGAACGGGAATCGCCAACATAATCTTCTGCGAAGTATGAGAACTCGCAATAGCCCTGAGAACGTAGCGTTCCCGAACTCGCTACGCTCGCAAGATTTGCCTTTACCAAACCGGCGCTTTTGACAATCAATTCTGATGCAGCAAATGCATCAGACGTTGGTTTAGAGAGACTTGACGCTATCGCGTCTGCTGCCGATGCCGAATCGCTCGGGTTTCTTAAAAATATAAGAACCCGTTGAAAGTCATCACTGAAAGAAGCCGTGTCCGATACAGTTTTGCCAACCGAGATACTGTCCGTATCCGTCAGCGAAACTTCATTGGAAACTGGCTTAGTAGACGACTTTTCTGCGAGGTCAATTGCCGAGAAAACTTCTGACAAGATTTTCTCAGACGATTTAGTCGCGCTGTCTGCAACCTGCAGCGACTCGGTAAACGGCTTTTCAACAGCCCTCACCTGAACATCAGCGAGAGAGCCATCGTCGTTGAAGTAACGGACGTAGTCGACTTGCCGATAGAAAACATCGCTGACGCCAGCCATTTCGCTGGTCGTCTTGAAGTAGATCATCTCCTGATCATCTTCAATCGTGGCAGCGCCATCGAGGTCGTCTGTCGCGCTAACACTATCTTGGAGCGGCTTGCTGATGTTTCGATGGGCGAAGTCCGCCGTGACAGCGACATCCGCCAACGTCTTGGCAAACTGTGTATGCGCCTCATCGATCAGCTGGGCAGCGTCAGATGCGCTCTTGTACACACCTAACGCAGCGTTCTCTGCCACCGTTCCAGCGTCTAACAGCGCCTTTGCGAAAGCATGTTGCAGGTGATCTGCAGCGCCGGAGTTGTCCTGCAGTGCCTTAGCAAGCAAGTACACGCGGGTTTCTGCCAAGACCGCGCTGTCATGCAGGTGCTTGGCAAAGCTTAGGAACTGATCATCTGTGATATCGGCGGCATCCGCAGCTGTCTTTTCAAAGTGTGATACGTACCGATCGATTGCGCCAAACGCATCCGAGAGCTTTTTGCTCAAGTCACGACGCATCGTGTCGCTGACATCGAATTGGTCAGAGCGCTCCAGATAAATCAGGAATAGACCAATCTCATAGACGAGCTTGAGCGCGGCTACCTGAATCTTTGCCGATAGAACGCCAGCCGAGGACTTAGCCGCAATCGTGGAGGCTATAACGGCGCTCTTGAGCGCTTGCCATGCAACGGTCAGTTTCACCCAATATCCTCACGGACGCGGAACTTGAGCAGGTCGTACACAGTCTGGCGGGCACCGGTAGAGGACCAGTACACCTCTAATTCTCCCTCGTAGTCACCGGCATCGACGTTTAGGTCGCCTGACTGCCAAACAATAACTGCCTTGCCAAGCGTAGCTTCTTCAGGATTCACAATACCTTGTCTGGAGAACAACGGCGTTGTGCCACCTACCGCTCGAAAGTGCAGCGTGACCGTGGCACCTGTGAGGTCAATAATCTCACCCGTGTTTTCATCGGTCAGCGTGACCCTCACCTGCGGGCGGGTATCGCCCTGAACTAGTTTTATCTTCTCAGCCATCCTAACCTCTGGTTGTATAGGTTGAGGTGCCCCGCTTGATATTAGCAGGACTAATGTCTAGGTGCACGGAATTGCTCATGCCGCCCCCGATAAGTACAGGGCTCTTTCGTCCCGGCGGCGCTTGACTAACCCCGGCAGGACCCGACCACCGGCCTTGGTCCATTTCAAAAATTCTTCTGCCGCCCCTTCAAAGTCGCCCCGGTTGGTCTTCATACGCAACCCACTGCGCTGCAGATTGCCGAGCCCCACGTTGAAACTGAAGGAAACCATAGCGTCGAAGATGCCTTGGCGACCAATAGAAGCAGGGCAAAGTCTGGCCACGCCTCGCTCAAACCGCGTAAGGTCTTGAGCAAGGATAGCGTCCACCTCTCCCATCGTAAGGACGCGATCCCAGCCAGGGGGTATCGGTATATTACGCCGTTCCTCATACTTTATCCTCGTATGGGTTGGGTCAATTACATGGCCCACGCCCACCGTCCAAAGCAACGCTGGACAGCGGTAAGGCTTAGTCCTCACCCCTTCGTGATGCTTGATCGTTCTAATAACAGCGGGGGAAACTTTCACTTTTTATTAAACGCCTGCGTCCCGAACCAGAAAGCGATAATCGAGGACAGAATTAACATCTCATCATCAGAGAACACGTTCTCCATTGCCGTGGCGAACGGGATTCCAGTCGTGTACGCATACCAAACACCTGCAACATTCAGCGCGACTAGCTCCAGCACAAAGATGTAGGTGACGACAGGGCGCACCGAGGCGCGTAGGTTAATCATCCATTGGGATGCGCCTTTGCCAATCTCCGTGTCGTGCTGATACAGAGCGACCCGCTCCTCAGCAGAGGTCTCGGTCTGGATCTGCTCGAGCTTTATCTCCTCGACCTTGGCTTGCGCGATGAAACCGCGTTCGGCCAGGGCGAGCTCCCGCTCCTTTTGCGCCATGACTAGCGCGAGTTCATGCTTCTTATCTTGTCGGTCTTGAAAGAGGGTCAGTATTTTTGGCAGTCCCCCTGCTAAGAACGAAAGAAATGTACTAACCATGGTCATCATTTTGAGGCCCTCACTACATAACAATGTTGTACAACGGCGCGACGTTTTTGATGGTCCTATCTACGGTGAACCCTTGCCCAAACATCTTGTCGACCATTTCAGCTGTAGGTCCAAGCGCTGTGGCGACGGGGTTTCGCCCCCATTCAGCGCTTTGGTTCATGCTTGACACAATAGCCAATGGACCAGTTAACCCGGTGCGATTAAACGCTTCACCAAGATACTCTGGCCAGTCCATGCGGTCTGTTCTAAAGAACCTTTGATTTGCGTCAACACCTGGTAGCAACCAGGCCAAGCCGTACTTTGCGTACTCACGCAGTTCCATACCGAGCATTGCCAGCGGCAACGTGGCGGCAAGTGGTAGCGCAAGCATCAATAGCATTTGCGCGTTTCTGTCCGCCGTTGAATTAGCGGGGTCTAAAACCCCACGAGCGATCGCCTCTCTGCGTATACCGCCAATAATTACCTTGCCGACTGAGTAGAAGTAACCCTTTAACTGCCACACTAGCGCCCATCGAGGGTCTGAAGCCCACGGCGGACGCTCAGCTGCATTAGGACGAAGAGTAGAAGACTCAACAAACCGTGTGACGGCCTGTGCGACCTTTATACCCTCGGGTGTTGTGAGTGGTCTCCCACTATTAACCCAGGTCATAACCTCGTCGCGCGTCACCCCAAACTCCGCTAGGTACCGCTCTGACCGAGGGTTGTTAGTCGTGTTCTGCGCATGCGTGATAAGAAATTGAACACCCATGTTAGCTGCAAAAGCACGAGTGAAGTTCGTGAACCAAGTAAGACCGATGGCTTCAAAGAACTTATCCATGTACCCGCGCACCTGCGGAGTCATAAAGTCCATTTCGGACGAAGACACATAGGCGTTAGCGGCGCTTTCAGATGTAATTACACCAAGCTCCTTGGCAAAATTTAATGCTTCTTGGCGATTGTTAAATGTCGAAACAAGCTCTTTTAAAGCCATACCGAAAGCTGCAAACTCACGAGAGTTAATCAACGGCCCGGCAAGGTCCGTCAAAGAACCAATAAGAGCAAACGGCAAAATAAGAACGATCTGAATGAGTTGCCCCCAGCTGTTAAGCATCCTCATATGAGGAGAAAGCGGCGGCCGGTACCCGAGGTACATTTCGACGAGCTCAGTCACCCGCGCCTTGTCCTCTGGATTCAAGGTGTTAAGTTGCGCCTCAAGCTTGCTGTTACCTTCGTCATCGAGCGTTGCCCGATCAAACTCAACGCGTTTTACGGTGTGGCGCACGTACTCCCAGAAAGACTGCTCTGGCGGAGATAGGAAATCTCCTAGCTGATCACGGGTAAGATTCTTTGTCAGCTCGAGAGCTTCGACGGCACGTTTAGAAGGCTCAAGAATATCTGCCTGCGGCGCTATGTCATTTTGAATGGCCGTTTGGATATTCGTGAGGCTACTAACAGAACGTTCTGCTTTGGAACGAGATACGCCGCTACTAACCAACAAGTTGATAAATTCCTGTGGTCGGTTAGCAATCTCCTGAAGATTAAGTGCGCGAGGGTAGTAGTTTGCTATAAACCCTATTTTCGTCTTCGACGGAGTGATGTAGTCCCGATGCATGTCCTCTAGGAACTTTCGAATGGCTAAGGATCTACCACTCAGTGTAGACGTCGGCGCATCACTAGCCGCTTCCGCCCATACATCTTCATTACTACGGGCGTCCTGCACGGACATAACATTTTTTTCAAACTTATTATTCAGTTTATTCCAAGCAATCGTCCTGGCCTGGACAAACCCCAACCTAGATTCTGTTGCAGATTGAACGTAGAACATGTCAGCAATAACATCGTTGCCAAACGTTCGGATAATTCCGTCTGCAGTACGTATAATGCTAAGTAATGGGCTGAGCTTTGGGTTACGAGCGGCACGCTGCGCACCGTTAGCTAATCGTTGAACAAGGCTCGGGGTGCCCGCGTTCGTCGTCATGTCATCTAGCTGATAAGCGAATAATCTTTCTGGGAAGCTCAACCCGTTCTCTGCCACCTGAGTGCGGCGAGACTCGAGCACTGCGTCCATAAACTCCTGAAAGCTTTGATCAACCGCGCCTAACTTACCGCCGAGTCGTTGGCGCAGACTCGCGCTAGTCGTTCTCCAAAGTTGTTCAAGACGAGAGACGAACTCCTTAAAGAATCTCTCAACAAGAGTCTTGGGTTGGCTCTTGACCTGTCTTCGATATCGTTTGTTTGCCCATAGAGCCACTTGGTCTGAGAACCACTCCTCAAACCCTTTCTCAAAGCCATACTTTTCGCTAAGTCCCTTGAACGAGGATGAGTTCTTAAAGGCCTTAATCAAACGATCGCGAAGGGCCTTGTTTGTCAGCGCTTTGTCACGCTCCTCTTTGTAGAGGCTATGACCAATTTCGTGCGCAACAACCAGCGCGTCCTGCAGAGTGTTCCCGGATTCACGGTAAATGATGACCTTCCCAAGCTCACCAGAAATATGCCGTCCAAGTTTAGAAGGCCTATCTCTCATCTGATTTAGGCTAAGACGAACTAACGCTAGTCCTTTCGGAAACTCCGCTTCAAGCTGTTCTTGAGACATAGAGCTGAGTTGATCAAACGTGTATATGCGCGGAGGGTCCTTTAGATTCAGCGTCTTTAAAAGATCATCTATGATCTCTCGAACCATGCTGTTGATTGAGTTTGACACCTGCTCGCGCATGGTGCGCTCTTCGGCTGCAGGACTAAAAGTGCTCGGAGCCGCACCGCGACGGAGATCGATTGCTGACACAGGCGTGTCAATATTCATCTGAGTAAGCAGCTCATCGCCGCGTACTCCTGACTCAATCATTCGGTCAATCTCAGAACGACCGTCAGAAACTTCGTCCGGTCTGTCCAAAAACTCCCTAGCTAAACCGGCTTCGCGTTGTTCTGCCGTAAGCGGTTCAAACTGCGCCCCCCTAAATAGATCATTTAAAGAGACACGGTTGGTACCAACAACAGCCGCTGTAACATTGCCAAGCTTTTTAGGAATCACTGACGCAGCGGCAGGATTTCGGTCAGGGGTCAACTGGAACCCTGGAAACAAAGACTGCCCATCTATCTGAACGTCGTATCCTTCGATAGCTAGATCAGCAAGAATTTCAAGCAAGCCTGCACGCGCTGCCGCTTCAGGAGCTAAGAAAGTAGCGCCAGTACGCGGATCTTGACGCATCTGAAAGCCAGCGCCTTCGCGGCCTTCTACTAATCGCTGACCAGCAGCGGTGAGGTCAACAAGGTTTACTGCAGACTTCTTACCATCCGGCCCGACTACTGCAACGCGAGAGTTGCGAGCGTACTTACTCTGCCGTGCGCGTTGAACAGCTGCTTGCAAGAACGTCTGCACGTTTACGCGTGTTTCAGTGCCATCTGTGCTTATTGAACGGAAAAGATCACCGAAGTCATCGCGAACAATCTGAAAGCCACCATCCGGTGTGTCTTCAATGGATACAGCTGAGTCAGGGTTAGAACGCTGCTCGTTAGCAGCCACGTTCAACATGCGTTCATGCATCGCACCAAAGCGACGGTCGTTCCAGTTAGTTTCGCCGAACACGCTCTCAAAGTTAGCGCGGGCCTGAGCGGTGTTATCGAACGTACGCGTTGGATCAGCCTTGCGGCCATACGTACGAACAATCGTACGCTGGCCTTCAATAGTCTGAGTACCTGTGGCAAACGTATCTACATCAGTCTGGTCTTCAGTTCCATCCTGATCAAAGAGCTCCATATCCCGTATCTCAGGCTTCTGCTCAGCCATGAACCGCTTCCGCCGTTCCTCGAGCGCTTTTTCTACAGTGGTTACGTTGACTCTGTATTTATCTGACCGAAACGTCTGCTGCGCTTTAGCCGTTGCCGCGCCAAGAGTCTGTTCGTTCGTCACCTCTTCCGAGACGACGTTGCCATCGCTATCTATTACCTGAACAACCTGATCACCTGGCGCAGAATAATCTTTCGTGGCGCTGTAACCGAGAGCTACTGCAAGGGCTTCGTCCGTCGCTCCGGCTTTAACGACTTCATCGACAATGTCCGCATAGGTAGAAACAATCGTACCTCGGCCGGGAACAAAAGCGATGTATGCAGTTTTACCTCCGAGCGAGTTCGTCTGCATGATACGGCCGGGTACCGCGCCGTATTCTGGTTTATCCCCCGCAATCCAAACCGCGTTTTTGCCGGTCTCGTCGTCAAACATCGCGCGAAGTTGCGCGTTGATATCGCGCTGAGACTCGGCGGCTGTAGTTCCAGGGGAAGGTTCGCCAAACTGTTCGGAGTTAACTTTATTGCTTATGAACTGCGACTTAGCGTCTTCAACCAAACCTTTGGCACGGTCGACAACACTAGACACAGTGTTTTTGAGTCGTGAACTCTGAACAGCGTCCAAAGCCCCACCGATAGCTCCACCACCAGCGCCAGGAGCAGCACCGCCAAAGAATCCAACGAATGCTGCTTCAGCAAGACGGAGTTGTGCATCTTGAGCCGTGAACAGCGGGTCAAGATCAGCGCGGTTAGCAACCGCGATACCTTCCTGAGCTAGTTCAGTCGTTGATTCAATAGCGCCGCCTTTCAGCCCGCCAGCACCAAAGCGTTTAGCGAAGTTCGCAAACAAGCTTCCTTCGACAGCCGTCCGCTTTGTGGCCTGTCTGCCGAGAAGTTTCAACAGCGCGACTTCGCTGCCTACGCCGATAACAGCCTGCGGCACACCCACTGCAGCAGCGCGAAGAGCACTAGCTTCGTCTAGTGGTTGCCCAGAATCTAGCGCCTCAGACAAGTTGCTACCTGACATAGGCGCGAACTCAGCACCAAATGCACCAGCAACTCCGCCGCGCTTCGCAGCCTGACGGAGCGATCCATATGCAATTTCGGCAATCTGCTGCTCGACGGGGTCAGCCACTCCTCTTGCGGAGCGCTCGACCGAATCCTTAATGATCCGCTTGGCTACTTGGCGGTTGACCTGGTTAAGTACGCCGCGTCCGACTGTTGCCGCAATCGCACCGGTGCCAGCGCTAGCAATAGACATAACAGCGGAGGGCAAGACTTGGCCTGTGCCTCGAACCGCTTGGCTTATAAAACCGCCGAACGTTGGTTCGTTGAGGAACTCGGCGAATGTTTCTAGCCCGGCAAGCGGAGCCGCCGCATCTTCTTCAGCTAAACGGGCGCTGCGTATGTTTGCCGCTGCAGCTTTCTCATCCCCACTGATGGTATTCGCAAGGCCTTTGAAGTACTCAAGATCGGACTGAATGCCGATAGCGCCGCTTTGCACAGCAGCGCCAAACTCTTCAGACAGAGTCCCAGGAACTGCCTTCGGCATCCAAGTTTCGTCGGCGAATAGCTGCGCCTGCCCAGGAATCGGATCTTGGTCAACGGCTCCAGCAAGAAACGCCTGTTGCTGAGCGCGTTGCATTGGGGTGCTCGTTGCGGAATCAAACGAGGGCCTTCTCGACGAAGCCGTCTTTGGTGAGACCTGAGTGAGCCGCCGATCAATAGCATTGTCCAACTGGGTCGGCGTCAAGTTGACAGCGGCAGTCGTAGGCCGACCAACCTCTGTTCGGCCAGCGCCACCTTGCGACTTCTCCCAGTCTTCCTGTTCGAGAAGCTCAACAACTGAAAAAGGAGGCGGTCCTTGGTAGTTTGACGGGGCCCTCCAGGTTTTGGCTTTTTCGTAAGGAATCGACCCTGTCCACCTCGGTCGTCCCGTGCTGGTGTTCTGCTGCGTTGCAGACGGAGCAGGAGGCACCCGCACTCGCTGCCCCGAAAGAAACAACTGGAGCGCATCAGCCATAAAATGTCTTTACCTGGCGTTTGGATCGTTTGATTGTCTAGCAAGCTCACTTAGCTCAACCGCAGCTACAACCGTCTTGTAAATTTCTGGATCCATGCCGTCCTGTACCTGCTTCGCAGTAAAAAACCTTCCCGATCGTTGGCCGCCAGCCGAATACACCCGAAATCCCGTGATGTTGCCGTTGTCATCTCTCTCAGCACGAACTCGCTCCAAACCAAAATCAGTGCTTGCTCCGATTATCTGATCGGGACTCGGATTCCCCCAGCTACCAACCCAGTTCCAAAAACTTCCGGTTCCGTCTTTCGCGAGCGCCATAAGAGCTGTGCTAGTCATCGCATTAAGGGTCTGAAGATGACGTTTTCCATGACCCTCTTGTAAGGCTTGTCTAGTGTCCAAAACGAACCGTGAAAGATGGTTTTGCACAGCAGCTGTTACGCGTTCTGATCTTAGCTCTAGACTGTACCCCTGATGCTTCGGATTCCTGTCTATCGGCTTACCATCTGGGCCTGTTCCACTACGGATCATAGTGGTCATGTCGGTAAGAGTTTTTGTAGCGGCTTCGCGCCAGTAGTCGTTGCGCTGAAGAGAAGCGCTTAAAGCTGCTGAATTATCTTTTGCCTGTTGATAAAGGAACTTGGCTCGTTCGAGGTCGAGGTTCATGCGACTCGTATATGCGTTAAACCAGTTGATTTGAGATGTGTCAAGCTCCTTTCGCGACATAGAAAGGATCCCAGTCTCTGCGAGATTGGTCATCTCTCCACGAATGGACTCACGCTCCGCTGCGTTATCAGACCAAGAGTACATAATTGCTCGCAAAGCTATCTGTTCGCGTCGAGGGAGTCTCTTTATCTGCGCGTTACTGGTTACTCCGGCTTCTTGCGCTCTAACTCGCATAGCGGCCATGTCCGCTTCCGAGAACTGAATGCGGCCGTCTGCGACAAGCTGGAGCGCTTGATCTCCAGTGAGACCGTCGATCTTCGACAAAACATTAGTCTCAAGCGACTTATATGCGTCGCTCTCCATAGATGCCGTTCTATAGCCCGCCTTTATATAGAGATCTCTTCGCGTCTTAAGCTGAGCGATTTTTGTATCAAACGCACCACGTCTATCTGACTCAGCGTTGTTTCGGCTGGCCTCTAAAGAAGCAATATCCGAATTGATTTTCTCAAACTGACGGACGTTTATATTGTTTACAAGGCTGTATCTTTGCTGCTGTAACTTAGACAGCTCTTGCTCAGCAGCAATTCGAGCGTCGCCGGTAGCCTTATTAGCCTTGCTAGTTGCATCAGCTATCTTTGTATCAAGACGCGCTAAAGGATTTGATCCGCGGATCCAAGTTGGTGTGCCGTAAGCAGCAAAAGGATCCACTGGAGCGCCTGGCGTTAGCAGAAAGCGTACACGGGGGGTAGTATCAACATTCGGCCCTTGATTAGAAGAACCAGGCTCAATAATATTTTTATCGCGCTTATTCTTATCTACAGACGTAGTAAGGATAGAAGGAATCTCAATATTAGCTCCGTTCTTGTTTAGGGTCTCAGTAATCCCGAGAAGAACCTTACGATAGGCGTTCGGATCGCCCGACTTCTCGGCCTCGGATAGTGCTGCGATAACCGCCCGCTTTCCCTCGCGTCCGAGAATTGGACCGACGCTGCTCATAACAGCAGTGGTTACTCGATTGGTTGCACCAACTCGATCGCCACCCCCGCCACCCCCGCCACCTGCATCGGCTTCGGTTGCCGCATTTGCAATAACTGAGCGTGCGTACGCGCTGCTCGCACCCATATTAGAGCCACGGTTCAAAACGGATCCCTTAAAGTAGACCGATATGTCATTCGCAGCGTCAGTAAAATCGCGAGAATAGACGGGGTCATCCGGCTCATTAGTACCTCTTACGGTGCTAACGCCAGGCGCTCCAGTGGAACGGTACTTGCCAACAGCAACGACCCGCCCGTTAGCTAACGCCTGTTCATCAAGATTATCAAAAGAGAAATCATCGTCTTCGACGTTTCCTTCTTCAAAACGCCCCATCATACGCTCATGGTTAGCAACTCGAAGCACAAACCGTCGCGCCTGTGCCTTTCGATATGGGTCTGATCCCTGTAGGTCAGCTATAAGCTTTGCTTTGTCAAACGGATTTACAGTATCAGTCGGCTTGTAATACTTAGAGGTAAATGCATCCGCTAACAAGGAGTCGCCTTCTTGCTTTACCCGTGTATTAGCTTCGGTCAAGCGAAGCGTTCGTAACTCGGATGCTTGTTTATCTTTAGCGAGCTGGAATTGCCCCTCCATAAGTCCGAGCTGTCGATCCTCGCGTACGCCACGTTGGCGCGCGAGCTCAAGTTCTGCATTAGCCAAGCGATTACGCTCTGCTTGCGCAGACATCTGCATGAAGCCCTGAAGAGTAGCGTCTAACCCACCAAGAATGCCAGTTGCCATTTCAGTTCACCTTTAGAAAAGGGCCCACGCCAATATCGCTGTAGAAGCCAAACTACCAACGGCTTGATATGTCTGAGCCTTTGAAGCAGCTTTTGCCTGTCTATACGCGTTTTGTCTTGCACTTGCGTCTTGCGCTGCGGATCCAAGTTGCTGCTGAGACGAGCGATTTACACCCTGTCCGATGTTAATTAGGTCTGCCATCAGCTGAGTATTAGCTTCGCGCTGCGCAATTCTAGCGTCGCTAACTGCTTGAATACCGCCGAGAGTATTCGCGCGTTGAAACCGAAGCTCCTGCTGCTGTCGCATCTCTGGCGTTAGATTCACGCCATAACGTTGTGCATTTCGCTCAGCAACGCCAGTTGAGAGAGTAGAAGCAAGACCTACATCTTTACGCGCTTCGTCTATCAAAGACTTATCAGTGCGAGCTTTATTTATCAGCCCTTCTTCAAAGCTGCGGTAATTCTTTATGTAATCAAGATACTCCTGCCTCGTCAGATTGGCATACGCCTTTTCTGGATCAGTCACAGTCGATAGGCCAGAAGACGCCCCAGAGTAAGCGGTCGCTCCATAAGGAGAAGCAAGACTGCCCCCCATAACAGGACTCCCGTTGCCATAAAAGGCCATATTTCTGGCCAGATAGTTTTCTGGCATAACGGCTGCTCTACCGATATCAGGTGCCATATTTACCGTCCAGGTCTAAAACGTGGGTTATATATAGAGGTCTGTTGCCCCAACGAAGGTTGATAAGAAGGGCCGGGGGGTCTCTCTATCGGCGTTGGATATCGCGTTGACACGAAGTTCTGATTAGTAGACGCAGAAGGCGTAAACCCCATAGAGAATCTAAACCTATCGCCAATACTGCTCGCTAACGTGCCGTCGTTATTGGTCGGAGTCATCATCTTGCTGAGCGTGCTTCTCGTATCGCCTGGTTTGGCGGACGATAAGTTTCTAAGTCCGGACAAAACCGCAGCAGATCCGATCTGCATAGCGGCACCGGCTCTCGCCTCAGCGACCTGCTGTTTCGCTTTTGCTCGCTCCAACAAGTTAGACGTAGCAAGCCGACTGGCCTGCGCCATGCCTGTCTGTGCATCTGCAGCCTGCCCACGGGCTGTGCCGAGCACGCCGGAACCCATAGTGTTCTTAACTGTGTTTGCGGCTTCATCAGCCTTTGTAAGCTGCCCACTAATTGCTCCAGACAAGTCTCCAGACGCATCACTTCTAGAAACTTCTTGATACGAGGGCGTAGACAAAGACTGCATAACATCCGCGTTAGCTCTGCCTCGCAGACCAGACCGAAGGTCTTCTTTGTTCACCTTGTCCCGCATTTCCTGCAGGAGCGGATCGTACTTCTGCTTAAAATAGTCGTACTCCGCCTGAGCAACGGCTGCCGACGCCTTTTCAGACTCGCTTGCTTGGTAGTCCTGTTTCTTAGGCTTACTACTCATAGCTCCCTCGTATAAACTACAGTATCTATAGCCCAACCGTGACTCTCTAGATACCCCATCAACCCAAGAAAGGGAGACCGGGTTTCCAAATAACTATACCCCGCTTCGCGGGCAGCCTTCTCAAAAAACAACTGGTACTTTGCCACTAAACTATCACCTCGTTTCTTAGCCCACGCGAGCCAAAGAAACATCGTCTTCCGGTCCGTGAAGGGGTCAATCTCCGTAGTGGAGATCACGAACCCTTCACTCGTCGTCCACAAAACGGCTTGCTTGTTCACGCAAGCCGCATAGACATCCTCCGGCCGGTAAGTGAGTGTTTTCGCGTTGCGAATAATCTCCTCAACCCCGTGCCGTACCCAATCCCACTCCCGGCGAATATCAGAGACAACCGGCTCAATAGCCGTTGCTGTACCTGTTTCTCCGCTTTGAAAATGGGGCATAGACTCCTCCATACGCTACCTTCCTGGCGATGCCAACGTCGGCGTGACGCGCGCGTCGATCGGCAGCAGCAATGCCTTCATTAAAGATCGATCCGTACACCGAAGCACCGGACAGGTCTGTCCATTCTTTACTCGGTAAACGTAACAAACGAAACAATGCTCCATTGACGATAGTGTCGCGGTAATCGGACATCAGCTCATCGTCGGCCGACAAAGACGTTTGCGTTGGCTTCAGCTGAACGCGCAGAACCGTGCTCGATACCTTCGTAACGTTCGGTACGGGTACGAGCCAGAACAATGACTGACTGACCTTCACGAAGTACTCAGGGTTCCCGCGATTTGCGGCATCACGCCAACCAGGCTTGCGCTGTTCCAAAAGGTTCGTGCTTATCGGCTCGAGATCGTTGCCGTTGTACACGGCCCACATGATCTTGTGAGCCACGGTGTCGGTCGGCGGCTCGAGGTCGTACTCAAACGTCCCAACGCGTGTGGTAACTGGATCAAGCTCCGCCTGAAGGACTGGTGCTTTCTCGCACAACTCGATGACCGCTGATCGAATGTTGTTTTCGATGAGCGTGTCCGGACAGCCCGGCACCATCGGGATGATCTCAGGCAGCAACGACTCGTACAGAGTTGCCATACCTTGTTACCCCGCTGCTACAGCAACCGGACGTTGTCTAGCGTCGTAGTTAGGGGTCACCATTGCGTCCACCTGACCTTTACCAGTAATAGAAGTCGTGAACAGTTGATAGTGCGACGCTGCACGCTGCTGGTTGCCCGCGTACTCGGCGTCCTTCATGTATGCCATGTAGAGCACATAATTCATCACCGCGTTTGCATAGATGTCTGGGATGTCCAGGTTGCCGTTCTGCGCTACGGTGGTAGGATTCGCCGAATATATAATCTCGACGAACGCGGAATTAGCGGTCGAGACCCCAGGATAAACATAGAAGTTGCGCGGGTTCTGCTCGTCGTAGACGTAGTGTTTGACTACGGTTCCATGAGCGGCGTCGCCCGTAACAGACGGGTTATGCCAATCAGGAGTTTGCGCGTCGAGGATTTCCCGTTGCACGATGCGCACTGCGCGACGGCCGAGTCCGCTAGAAGCGGCCGACATGTTACGGGTAACCCGCAACAAACCGTTGCCGTCGCTAGGGATATCCTGCTTAGTGCCAACAACCAAAGTGACCGTCGTATTCTTTGCCGAAGCGTCAGGCTTGAGCAGCGCGATCTCACGCTGAGCGTCGTTGATCCAGAGTATAAGCTCTCCGACTACAGGCCAGCGAACCCCGGTTGTGTCTTGAAGGGTTGTTTGGATTCTGTCGATAACACTTTGTACGGTAACGGCCATGACCTACCTCACGATTTGATGAATATATCCCAAGCTGCTTCCCGATCTTCAATGCTAACGTTGCGCCCGACAGCGCGGTTTACTGCCGAAGCTTTGGGAGTTCCATCCGCTTTGAAGTCTTCTGGGTCGCCCTGTTCACAGAGCTTCTCAATACCAGCGACTACGTCATCGAGGTTCTTTACGTCCTCGAATTCTTCGATCTGGGGGGAATCTTTGACCGCAGGAGGAGGCGCTTTCGGCGCTTCAAACCCTACCTGTCGGGCTCCCATTTGCAGCGCAAGAATGCCGATCTCGTCGGCTACTTCGCACTCTTCCCCTGGGAAAAACAAAACCACTGCGCCACTGAGTGTGGCAACGCGAATTTCTTTATCCGAGACAACCTTCACGATTGCTCCTGGAGTAGAGAGATGGGGGCCCCCTCCGAAGAGAGGGCCCCCTAAGCGGCTTACTGCGCCGTGTCGAGAGCAACCACGCCGAAGTCCTGCGTGTCTGCCGTCACGTCGCTGTTGTACTTCGGCTTACGGAGACCGAAGATCTTACCAATCGAGATACCAGCTTGGTTCTGGTAGTCGAAGTTATCTTCAACGATATCCGGAAGACCGATGTCAGCCATAGCGAGAGCCTGCGCACCGCAGAAGAGCGCACGAGCGCCCGTCACGTTTGCGTTTGCACCCCACTTGTAGCCAGCTGCGCCAGCGTTCGCCGAGGTACCAGTCGTCGCGCCAGATGTGTTGAACACATGGCGGAACTCGTGGACCATGACGCCGTCGACCATCAGCGAGCTCGAACCAGCAAACAGCTGGTTGCTCGGACCACGGATGCCAGCGTTACGCACGTTGGCAAGGAAGTCCGAATCGAGCTTGAGGGAGGCCATCTGCTGCGGGGTCACGAACATGTGGAAGACCTCATCGTTGCCAGCAGAGCGAACGCCACGGATGTATTGATCCTTGGCATAGGCCTTGATGTCAACGATATGACGGTACTTCAACTTGTCCGTCGCAGTAACAGACGTAGTCGAACCAGCAGCGATAGTGTCACCGGAAACACGGCGATGCCGCGCTGCGGTAGGAGCCGTCACGTCAGAAGCGAACTCAAGGTTCGACAGGTTCTGACCAGACGCCAAGACCGTGCGCAGAGCGCCGTTGGTCTTGTGCGTGTAGGCCACACCCGATAGCGTCAAGAACGCCAGCTGGTCGCAACGATCAGCCAGCGCATACGCGAGGGCGTCACGGCTCTGCTCACGGAAGTTCACCACGCTCTTCTGATCCGCGAGGCGACCGGCAATGCGGTTCGCGAAGCGGAGCTGGTCGAGCTCGATGGTGATGTCGTAAGCGCGGAGCGCCTCTTCATTACCTTCGAGGGTGCTATCGCCAGTCACGCCGTCGCCGGTCATATCGGCAAGCAGAGTGATGACGGCCTTCGTGCCCTTGTCTGACTTGGTCAGCTCAGTGACACGCGTAATCATCGCGTTCGAACCTGAACCAGCGAACTGGTTCACAAACGACATATTGCGAGCGACGCGCCAGAAATCACGGCTCCATGCCGTAAGTTGATCACTAGTCAGCGCCGCAAAATTAGTAAGAGCCATTTGGCTTCTCCTTTAAATTGCGTTTCAAATCTAGTAATGCACACGCATTACTAAGCTACAGCCGACTTTTGGTGCGGCTAAACCGTTACCCCGTATCGTGGGGTCACGACTTAGCGCGGGTTAACGAGGCGCGACCTCGGCGGGTTTTACGCCTACGCAGGCGGGTCCGACGTTTTTTACGTGTCCGACACGGCTGAATATCGTTCCAGCGGACGAGTTCAGTTGCAAAATAGCAACATTAATACAAATTTGCAACTAGTTAATGCGAATATTATCAATAAGGGTATCTAGGCTTGGTTGGCTTCTTAGCCGACTTTTTAGCCTTATGGCTTTTTCCAGGCATCATGGTGCCATCCGGCATCCGATGCATAGGGCCCTTTCCGCCTTTCTTCTTCATCTTCATACGCTTATCTCCTGTGGTTAACGGTACCGCGCGGTCGGCTTGGTGTAATTACCAGCGGCATTGACCTTTGACTTAGTTTTAGCCATTACCACTTCACCTTGTTTGCCCAATACGCCGCAGACATCTTGCCCTTGGAAATATTATTAGCGTGGCGGGCTTTGAAGGACTCGCGGCGGTTACGGTATGAGTCGGACTCCCCTTTTTTACGGGGGGAGCCCCTGACGCCCTGTTGGCCAAACCGGATAGTTTTCACCTGATCCCCCGACTTGGCCACAACTACGTGGCTTTTGGTCGGATGGCTTGGTGTACGCTTAGGTTTGTTGTAGCCAGAGACACCGGCTCGGGCTAAACGTGAATCGCGACCGGCCATTAGAGAATATCTCCGCGCAAACGCTTAAGGGTAGCGGCAGGAAGAGCGTTAAACTCGTCTTCTGTCAGCGTAGAAAGATCGATCGCTTTCTCGCCGCGTGCTGCAGAGCTCTCTCCCGGCATTTCGGGGGGTTGAGATTCAGCAACTTTTAGTTTGCGGGCCACCTCTGCGCGCTTTTTGGCCACCTCATCGACGCTAGGTGCCTTCGGAGTCGGGGCGACAGCCAGGGAAGGAGTGGTGTCTCCGCTCATATCGATTAGATCATACTCCCGCAGGACAAATTTCGCTGCCTTAGACAGGGCCGCGACCGGGTTTTCGCCCTTAACAATGAAGGCATCGCGCAGGTCGATGACTTCCTGCGTGTACTTTTCGTTGAAGTCGGGGCTAGCGCGGTCAAAAACAGGGAAATTGGCCTCCAGATCAGCTGCGGCCTGCTGCAAAGCAGACATCTGCTGGCTCTGAGTGACCTTCTGCTCCACTTTCTGCGTCAACTCGAACTCGAGCTGTGCGCGTTCCGCCTTGCGGATCTCGGCACGAAGGGCCGCAGCCTTCTCATGCTGACCGTCGAGCACCATATTCTGGTACTCCACCTCTTTTACCGCGAAATCGTAGCTCTCAGGAGCCGTTTCGGCAGCGGTTTTAGCCGCCATGAGGTCGTCGAGCTGCTTCTGCAGCGCTTTCTGCTTGGCCAACACCTCGTCTAGGCGCGATTTCGGCACCATCTTCTGCTTCGGCTCCGGTTCTGGGGCTTTTTTCGCCTCCGCTTCCGGAACAACCGGAGCAACTTCCGGCGTTTCAAGCGGCGTCGGTTCGATCACCGGTTCAACTTCCGCCTTTGCCTCCGAAACTACTGGCGCTTCTGCCTCCTCGATGGCCGGTTCCGTGGCCGGTTCCGCAACTGCGGCTTTAATTTCTTCGCCGAGCCCAAAATTAAAGTCGAACTTCTGCTCCGGGGCCGCCTCAACGGGATCGGCACCGGGCATCACATCAAACGTCACGTCCTTCTTGTCGTCAGCCATGTATCAAACTCCTATTGGATACTTATTGCCGCATGTTTGGGATATTAACAGGGCGCGGCGGGCCCTGATTCTGCGTCTTGGCAGCGGTCTGCATGACTGTCGCAGCAATACGAGTCGCTGATGCAGTCTGATGCTGATTACGCCGCGTTTCATTAGTAAGCGAAGAAAGCTCACGCCGCAGCTCGAGCTCGCGCTCCTTGATTGCAATCTGCGCCTGGAGCTCCTGCATCTTGAGCTGGGGCTGAACGTCGGCGACATCCTGCACCTTGGCAATGTTGACCGCCGCTTCCGACTGCAACTTCTGAACCTCTGCCTGCAGTTTGACCAGCGTGAGCTGAACCTGCTGCATCGCCAGCTCCGCCTGCATAGCGTTGGCTTCCATCTGCTCCGGAGTCTGCTCGACACCCGTCATCATGCGGATACGCTTCGCAAGTTCTCCCTTACGGGCGAGGTGGCTGTACTCAATAATAGCGTCGTCCGGTATGGCTACGCCAACCTGACGAAGATTAATCGCCTCGGCAAACTGCATCTCATCAAACGAGTCACGCGCAGGCGCGGTGCCGACGATTACGTCGTACTCGCCTAAAGTCAAATCATTGATCACGCGACCTTCCGGCGTCATTTCATTGACGACCATAGGCTCGCGCGGCTTCATTGGATCATCTTCGTTGGTGATCTGAATGACGCGCTGCTCGGTGTAGAACCTCTGCACAAGATTAAGAATCTTCTCAGCAAGGTACTGTCGAGTCTTACGCAGATTGTCGAGCGGCACCTGAATCATGATGACGCCGCGATTCTGCTTCGCCTGAATGGCGATGCCGGAGACCTCTGCGCTGTCCGACCCGAGCATCGAGTCATTCACACCGCTGATAGTCTTGATGTTGAGCGCCGCCTTCTGACTGATGCGATCGAGCCCGGTCGGAATCTGATTAGGCTGAATCTTGGTCGGCGGTTGCGAACCACGGTTGTACTCAAGTATCAGGCCCGTCTCTGCGCCGTGCTCCTCTAGGTCGTCCGTCGTCATGCCGACGAGTGAGCCACTCTCAACCATCCAGCCACTGTTGGCGGTGGTGTTGACGATGTGCAGCTCCTGGCTCGCGATCTTGTTCAGCTGCTCCTGCGGAGACAACAGATTACGCACCATACCGAACGGACGGCCGCGACGGAAATACGCGAAGTAAGGGACGAGAGTGAAGTCTTCGTACGGCGACCAGTCGTCATGGAGCACGACCTTGTCGCACGTCACTGTCCAGCGCACTTTGCGCTTAATCTTACTGATGATCCCAAGGCCGTACTGCTTGGCGAACTTTTTCGTCTTCTGCTCGCCCCACTCTTCGGGGGCCTCGCGCTGATCCCCCGTGTTGGGATCAACAAAGAAATCTGCACGCCCCATCTTACGGTACTGCCGCTCGATGACACGTAGCGCCTTTACGTTTCGGTATTCTTCACTGCCAGGAACCGACGCTCTAAGATAGTCCTGCGTCGAGTCAGTCTTGCCGTAGCGAGTCTCTTCGTATTCGATTGAGTCGCGTCCGAATCCGTTGCCATTCTCGGCGACGAACCGTAGCGCTTCGGCTTTGTCTTCGCCGTACAGTTCCTCGATCTCGTCGAGGGTCATCCATTTAGTTTCAAAGACCTCGTTCCATGTCTTCGGATCATACTCCTTGGCATCCGGGTCAACCAGGATATCAATCGGGTCCTTGGCCGTGATGCGTACCTCACCTTCTACGTGGTCACTAAAGTCCATGCGGACATCAAAGTAACCACGGCCGTCCATGATGAGGCCGTCGCTGAACACCTGCTGCTCGACCCAGTCGAGCTTGTTGTTGTCGGCGATCTGCATGTACAGCTTGGTTAGGACGCTTGCAACGTCCTGGTCACCGCCACGGCGTGGCTTGAACTGAATATCAGCACGGCGCGTGGACTGTTCTCCGAGGATCGTGTTCACGGTCGGAAGAATAGTATTGATGGTCAGTGCTGGACGGCCCTCGGCCTCCAGAACTGCAAGAGCAGACTTGTCCCACTGGTCGCCGCGATAGAACGCGTCGCATTTCTTCGCCATCTCAACGTACTGCAGATGCCCGTTATCGCGGGCGCGCACGTAGCGCTGCCACTGCGTGTGGGCGAGCTGTTGATCTTCAATAGACTGTGGTTTGATTTTAGGCATGCTAGTTTACCGTGTGGAACGGGGTAAAACAGGCAACTGTCCAAGTGACAATTGTTTAGGAAGCACGAGTTTTACCCCAGGCTCGTTCTTTTCCCACCAAGCTCGATATTGTTTCTCGCCGCCGAGATTTTTAATGTTTTGAGGGCTGGCGTAGAACGTCCATCCCTTTTCTTCGCTACCTTCCCAACGTCCTGCTGGAGGCGCTCCTTTTGATCTTGAATAGTCACTGTCTGTCGAATAAGTAGGGTGAGTCGGCAGCTTGAACCGATCTGATAAGTGGAACTTGCCATCTCCCGAGTTCATCTCCGGATCTAGTCCGGCTTCAAACGCAGCCTTCAAGTTATAGTCCGGGCTCTCCTGAAACCCGTACTTACTCTTCCAATCTTCGTAGGAAGTAACAGTGACTTTAGGTGTTGCCACGGTTAAGCACTCATCGCGGACTTTTGGCGCGGTCCACGAGCAATAGCTATGAGCCTATCCCGCCAAGAGGGCTCGCGAACAACAGGAGCTTGATACGTAGTAAACTCTGTCATCATGAGACCAATCCACGCCAACGCGTCGACTTGGTCATCATGCATACCATTTGGGAACCGCAGCAACTCAGCGATGAGCGGCCCAGAGAATGCTGCTTCCCTCGGGAAGAACACCATGCCCTGCTGCATACGTCCCTGAATGGCTCGGGCTCGAGCCTCCTTGTCACGCCGCCCAGTCTTCAGATCTTTGAAGTACGCCTCATAGAGCCCGCGCTCACGCACGCGCTTCTCGAGGAACGGACCGAGGGCCATTTCGATGTGACCTTTTTCAATGCCAATGATCGACGGCTTCCACTGCTCGTAGAGATCGAGTATCCGCTCGACGATCTCGAAGCCATCCCAACGACCACGGACGCAGTCCATTACATACATGTGATCGTCTTCGTCGATACCAACGACAAGGCCGACGCTGTAGTCGTTGCGGTCATTCTTACCGATCGCGAGGTCCCAGGCACAGTAGTACCGCATCTCTTCGCGGTCGATCTCGTCGGCATCGTAGTACTGCACCATCGTTCTGGTGAAGTACTGACCGTCGTCGGCGACAGGATTCTGCTGATAGAGCGCAGACCAGTCTCGAGGACCTACCGCGTTTTCGATGCGGCGGAGCGAATCGACGTCGTACCTTTCCGGGTGGAGCGCTTCACCGGTTTTTCGGAACTCTTCGTCGTCTTCGGCGATGGCGGGATATCTAACGACTTCCCACTCGTCTCCACCTTGAATACCCGCTTTAAGAAGTCTTCCAGCCAAGTCATCATCGTGCCACCTCGTAAGAATGACGAGCACACCGCCGCCTGGCGCGAGACGTGTGTACGCGGTTGATGTATACCAATCCCAGTTCGCGTCGCGATTGTTCTGGCTTTCAGCGTCTTCGCGGTTCTTGACGGGGTCGTCGACCACAAGAACGTGCGCGCCTTTACCCGTGATACCGCCGCCGACACCTGCTGCGACGTAACCGCCGCCAGCAGTAGTCAGCCACGCTTCCGCGCTTTGACTATCCGGATCCAGACGCGTCTTGAATATCGCTTTATAGGTAGGCTCACGTAATACTTGACGAACCTTCCGAGAAAAACCCATCGCAAGCGAGCCTGAATACGAACAACTAATAAATTCGTGGTCAGGATTACGCCCCAGATGCCAAGCCGGAAATGCCACTGACGCAAGTGTCGACTTTCCATGACGCGGCGGCATAAAGAGCATAAGGCGCGGCGACTTTTGGTCCACCACGTCCCGAGAAAATTGTTCAAGTCGTTTACAAACATCTTTGTGCACCCACCCTGCAACGTAGTCTGTATTGTATTTTTCGACGAAGGGCAGTAATCTCTTTCGAGCGAGTAACCGGAACGCTAGTTCCCGTTTTGCCCTTTCTTCAACGCTAAGCTCCACCTCCCCCATACTTCTGTGCGTATCTTTATGCAAGGCGGGGTCCGGTAATGCTTCTGCACGATCAGCTTTACAATAGACACATATCCCCTCCACCTCGCTCGCAAACAAGGTTACAGGATGCAGGTTCCTGCACCGTCTGCACTTGCGAGTTGGAATCTCTTCTATCAAGTGGAGTCAGGCTCCAGATACTTCTCGTCTCTACCGACCAGCTTCAGCAGATCCTCATCAGACATCCGTTCCATGTGGGCCGGTGTCACGTTGATGTTGATCTGCGTCGCGTGGTCCGGAGCCGCCAAACCGTGGAGCTTGACTAATGAGTCGGTCGCGTTCTTCATCTCGGTAGACGTCGCTGCAGAGTTGTACGCGTCCAGATACATCGAGTGCGCATGGACTCTGGTAAAATGCACCTCTTCACGGAACTGCTCCCTAAAGTAGTTCAACGCTTTGACCACGGCCGGGCGCTTCGCCGCATCGTATGCGGCTTGCGGAGTCGTATACCCCGCAGCACGACCGGCCGCTGCCGTCGTCATGCCACGAGACATATAAAGAACAAGACGCTCCTGCTGAGCAGTTAGCTCCCCCAGTGACAGCCCCATGTAGGGCATGAACGACTGGAGTTCTACCTGTTCAGTGGACTGGAGTTCCTGGTTCTCTGACGGAGTCGGTAATGTCTCCAACGTTTGTTACATCCAAGAACACGAAAACTGGTGCCTTATCTCCAAGCTTGCCGAGCTCAATCTTCATTAAATACTCTTTGAGGCTAGCGGCCTTAGGCTCCAGACCGAGGGCAATGGCCTCGGCCAGATAACCGTCGTACACCAGCACCTCGTTCCCGCCCCTAATGGCGGTACCAATAACGGCCGCTTCAAAGCCCTCTATAGCAAAGACCTGGACTTTTTGCAGCATTTATATTAGCCCCCCTAATGCTCAATCACAAGAGTATTGGTAAATTGTCTTAACCCACCAATAAAGCATGTCGAGCCCAAGGTCGTTTTTTAACACATTCGCACGATAGGCAACGAGCTGAACGTTACCAGGGACGTAGCCTAGCTGGCTATCTATCCGGTCGATGCTGGCGTTGAACTCCTTACGCCCCGTTCCGTCCAGGTGATGGGTAAGGATGACGCCGGATATTGCGCACTTACCCCCCTGCTTCTCCCACAGTTCTTTCAAGGACTCCACCGTGATCGTGTAATCAGAGATACCACGTTCCGTGCTCGAGGACTTGTTCTTACGAATTAAGTACCGGAGATAGGTTTCATAGCCAGAGGACCGTGTTTTACGGTCGAGGGCCTTGGCACAGGCGCGACAGTAGCTGCGTTTGATCTCGCCCCTGTTACGCGAGTGCCTATTGAACTGGTCCGGTGGCAACGACTTCTTGCACCTAACGCACGTTATGGGGTTCTCCATTCGTGGTTCGTGGTCTGTTGAAGAGTCGATTGCCGACCCCCTGCGTCAACAGAGTCGCCAGAGTATGCCAGAAAAAATTTTGCAAAAAAATTTTTGGATTTCACTTTTCGATGGTGGGGAGGGGGTGACTCAAAAACCCTATCTATACTGCTCACACATTCTCTCCCCTCTCCCAGAGCTAGGACCCCCGATCCCCGGAATCCAGATCTTGGAACCTTGTTTTCATCGTGTTCTTGGAACCTTGTCGCCCAGTAACCCCGGACGCTCATCGCTTCGCGATTCGCGGTCAGTATCTATTATGTATCTACACTAACCAGGAACAACTACCATGAATGAGAAAGTTTTCTACAATGTCGACTCTTGCTACGACGAAGTCGGTCGCGAGTTAGTTTTTGATTTTCCAGAACCTCAGGAAGAAGTAGAGGTGACCTGGGAAGAGCTCGAAAAGGAGTTTGAGGCTATGGGAATTTAGCCATGCATAACGACCCACACGCAGACGCTCGCAATATCGGCTACGTCATCGGTCGCATCATCGGGATCCCACTTGCCATAGTGTTTGTCCCCCTAGTTTTCATCGTCATTGCCTTCAAGACCTTACTAATCAAGGAGTAACTATCGTGGATAACGTCAACCAAGCCACCAACAACCAGACCACTACCAACGAGCAACAGGCCACTGAGCCCAGCACAATGGATAAGGTGCAAGCTCAAGCATCCAACCTCGTGACTACTGCCAAGGAGAATCCGCAGCACACGACCAACATCCTTCTCGGCTTACTCACTCTTACATCAA